GTTGTCCGTGATCCGGCAGTACATCGAGCAACAGGAGGCACCCGAATGAGCCGCTCACGCAGCTATCGCGCTTCACCTCCCGCCAACCGTCCCGGTATGGCGGGCGCACTGCGCGATTCTTTGGTAGGGGGGGCCCGATCGCACCGGGCCCCATGGAATCAGTCGTCGTCTCCGTAGTCGTTGCTGGCCCTCTTGCGGCCACCCCATTCCTTGGTAAGCTTGGCCAGGAGCTTGAGGTGCTCGATGGGGAAAGCGTGATCGACGCCGAACATGCGATCGACGTCTTCCAGGAAGGCCCGGTGGAATTCCTCGGAATGCCGCTCGCCGGCCCGGTGCGCCCGCTCGTGAAGCACCGTGGTGAGGGCCTTCGAGAACGGTCCTGCGAAGAGCTCCTCGTTGAGGGCGACCTCGTTCTCCTCGTAAACGCCCAGGAGCTTGATGTCCGCCTCGTTGTGCGCCTTGAAGACCTTGATCCGGGGCATCGGGATGCCGGCCGACTGGAAGGCCTGGGTCAGGAGCATTATTTTGCGGGCATGACGTGAGCCGTCGGTGATCTTGATGGCGCTCGACCGGGTGATGGCGTCACGCTTGGCCTCCAGGGACTCGACCCCCTCGTCCCTGAGGATGTCGATGAGCATGGGATCGGTGACCTGCTGGACGCCGAAGCGCCCCAACTTGTCGTACTCCCACTGGTTGCCGGGCTCGTGCTCGCTGTAGCTGAAGCGCTTGAGGTTGAAGCTGTTCACTTCGCGCCAGATCTCGTGCCAGTTGTCGAGCCGCTTGAAGGCGGCGATTTCCGGATTGCCGGCGTAGTGCTGGATCATGTCGCCGCCGCGCTTCTCGATGAGGGTGGTGAACACCGACTTGGGGCAGAACGGCGAGGCGTAGCACTTGTGGATGGCCGTGACCAGGGCCTCGAAGGACAACGTCTTGCGGTCGCGATCGTTGTCCTCGGGAAGCTTGTCGTCAATGCGGTAGATGAAACTAAGCCGGTAGTCCTCGCCGCGGTCGATGCCGGCCAGGAAGACCCGGCCGTAGGGCTGCCCTTCCGGTCGGGCATAGATCCCCGCGCCGATCGGTTGGGCCAGGAAGGGATTCCGGGATCCCGCGAAGAACGTGTCGACCGAGATGTCGTAGAATTCGCCGATGCGATCGATCGACCCGACCAATTCGACCTCCGAGAAGGTCGGGCCGTCGTAGCGATCCTCCTTGCTGATCTCGAAATGCAGGATCTTGGTGGGATGGTCGTCGATGTCGCGCTCGACCCAGACGGCCCTGGCCTCCCACTGACCGTCATATCGACCGGACCGATAGGTCACGTCGATGCCGAAATCCCGCAGCAGGAGCAGGGCGCAGATCTTGAGGCCTTCGCCCTTGTCGCCAATCTGTCCCTGGACACCCGCCTTGTCGGTAGCACCCAGGATGAGCACGTAGTCCAGGTTGAAGGCCGAGGGCCCGCGAACCACCAGGCGCTTGCGCCCGTCCGGGAGGTATTCGCTCCGCACGACGATTTGCGCCAGGGGATCGGCGATCCCTAGCTTGGTCATACCATCGAAGAAATTCTGGTAGAGGTCGCGCTTGACCCAGGTCAAGCTGTTCTTGACCCCGTAGGTCTCGGCGATGTTGGCGCTTTCGCGCAAGGTGGTCACACCCGACATGATTCCTCCCAAACAAAAAGGACCACGATCCGGCTTGATCGGGTCCGGAACTGGGGTTGTCCTTATCGAGCCTTGGTCAGGTTACCGGCAGCCCACATGCACTTGAGGGCCAACGGCGAAAGAGGCGGCACGGCTGCGAGATCGCGACCCTTGGGTGGTTGCACGATCACGACCTCGTGCATGACCCGCGCCTGTTCGATCTTGATCTCTTTGTCGCTCATGCCAGCACCTCCTGCTGGAATCCGGCCTGCTTGAGGATGTCCCAGACAAACCCGGGCACCGGATCGCTCTTTCCGAACTGGGCGATCAGCCCCTCGGGGGTATCGGCCACCATGACCGACGTGTGATCGATGGCGTGTTCGATCCGTGTCCTCTCGTGGATCTCCAGAACCAGCCGACCGTAGTCGGTCTCGTACAGTGTGGCCTCTATCCACTTGGGATTATCGGGGGTCCGGGTATCGAGGCTGGCCAGCTGGCGACCCCGGAAGGTCATGGGCCATTTGGCGCTGGGGCGGACGGTATACTTGGGCAAGGCGAGGACTCCTTTCAAGTGCGCTGCATTTCGCCCGGCGGCCTGACCGGCACGGGCCTGGCGCCGCAATGGGGGCAGGCCGTCGCCAGCACGTCGTAACGGCGCCGGCAATTTGGACAAGGCTTCTTCATGTGTGGTAATTCCTGATCGCCAGCTCCCGGCGCACGCCGCGCTTGTCCTTGCTGGCGGCAATCGGCTGGCGCGCGGTTACTTCGGTTAGATTCCAGATCGGCTCCTGGTAGAGTTCGCGCACCAGCGGCACATCGCTGTTGCTCAAGAAGATCCTGGCTCCCTGCCCGTGCCAATCCGTGAGCACCCTGGCGAGCGCGATGTGCTCGGCGTAGCCGAAGGCGTCCTGCTGGTAGCGGGTGAAGCTGGTCTCGTTGGCCGGCGCGTAGGGGGGATCGACCACGATCAGGTAGTCCGGGAACTCCAGGGCGCCCATGACCGGATCGTCGTGACGCATCGTCCGCAACTCGACACCCTGGAGGGCCGCCGAGCAGGCGCGCAGGTTGTCGACATCGAACAGCCCGGCCCCGGGGTAGATAGCGCCATGCGAATTGCGACCGATCGGGACGTTGTGCCGCCCCCGGAAGTTGACCCGCCAGAGCCCGTTGTAACCAGCCCGGCACAGATACAGGAAGCGGGCGGCCCGCTCGATATCGGTCATCTCCCCGGGATCGAGGGCGCGGATTTCATAGTAGTACGGCTCCGAGTGCAGCCCTGCGATGCACTCCAGCTTGCCAAGCAACGCGCCGGGCCGATCGCGCAGCGCCCGGTAGGTACACATGAGATCGGTGTTGACATCCGAAATGATGGGGTGGCCGGTGATGCGCGGCCGCAGGCACCAGAAGACCGCAGCCCCTCCCGCCATGGGTTCCCAGTAATGTGTTATCTCCCGAGGAAGCAACGGCTCGTACTGCCCCAGCAGTTGCCGCTTGCCGCCGGCCCACTTGACGAACGGGTGCGCCAGGGGGGCGACTTGCCCCACTTCCGGGGCGGGTTGGCAAGTCATGGCTGGCCGATTCTCGCCGCGCGGCGTGCCAGGAAGTCGGCCGGCTCGGGGATCGACGGAGTCTGCATCCCGAAACCGCGCATCTGCTGATACACGGCTTCGAGAGCCGCCTTGGCATGGCGCGGATCCCGGATCTGGTTGCGCGGGCGACCGCCGGCCGCCGCCTTGGCGATCTTGTTGATCTGATGGAACTCGACCGTGCGCTTCTGCTTCCAGGTGACCAATCTCCCGGGATCGTTGGGGCGCGGTCCTACCAGACGATCGACCAGCTCGGAAACCGCGTGCGAAGTCCGGAAGTTGAGAGCCTGGGTGAGGGTCTCGCGCTCCTCCCAGGCAACCATGCCCTCGTTGACCTTGGTCTCGACGGTCTGTTCGAGGTTGTCGGTGACCGCCTCGGCCTTCTGCTCGACCAACGCCACCCGCTCCTCGATGGCCGACTGCCGGGCCTCGATAGCGGGCACGTACCGGCCGATCAGGATGGCCAGCTTGTCCACTTCGGTCATCGGCCGAACCGAATAGGAGCCGGTCTTCCGGATGCTCGGCATGACCTCGCCGGCCACCTTCTTCTGGTAAGACAGGGCGCCCGGCTTGTCGCTCCTACCCAGGAAGAAGTACAAGCCCTGCTCGGAAAGCGTCAACATCTCCTGGTCTCCCGAGGGGGTCTGAACGGAATAGACCCCCCGCCACTCCTCTGGTACATGGCCGATCGTGGCGACGCCCTTCCAGGCATAGCCCAGGGCCTCGGCGACGTCTTTGGCGACGAACCAGTACTCGTCATCGATCATGAGGATACGGTTCTCGCGACCCTCGAATTCGAACGGGACGATGGCATTGCTCATGTTGCGACTTCTCCTTGTATGGCAACTTCCTCGATCTGGATCTCGCCACGCACGACTACCCGCTTGTCGCCAGACAGCGTGATGACCAGGTTGTGGATCGCGCCCGGGTGGCCGTCGTAGCTGGCCTGGACGATCTTTCGGCCGACCAGCGACCCGAACGGCGCAATCATGCGGACTTCGCATCGGCCTGGAGATCGGCCAACTGGTCCTCGATGGCGTTGATCGCCGCAAAGTCGAGGACGTTATGGGCATGGCGCAGGGCGCGCTTGAGTCCGGCGGCGGCCATGAAGTAGCCGTGCCTCCAGGCATGGAAGCACGCGCGGTCCTGGACGATGTCGTCGGCCATGGATGACTCCTCGTTATGTTCGCTTGGCTGATACTACCATTCTCGGCGAGACCTAAAGGTAATACCAATGAAAAACTTTACAATCCCGCCATGCCGGGCACCGCTTGTCGGTAGGACCAACCTGGTCCCAGACGAGAAGCGATGCCCTGCACGGCAGGACTCTTTGACGCTAAGCGAGCAGCAGCGACTCGAACCAGCGCAGCAGCCGGCGCTTGTCCGGTTGGGGCTGACAGAGCGGCTCGACCAGGACCGTGTAGGCCCCGATCAACTTGCCGCCCAGGATGTCGGCCGTGAGGCGGTCGCCGATGACGGCCACCTCATTGGCCCCTAACGAGATCATCCCGAGCGCCTTGCGAAACCCCCACGGCCCTGGCTTGTAGGCCAGGTGGACGTAAGGGCACCCCAGGCGCTCGGCCAAGCGCCGGGCCCGCCCCTCATTCCTGGTGTTGCTGACGATCGCCAACCGCAAGGTGTTGCTGGCGATCGTCAACCAGGCCGCGATGCGCGGCGATACAACGTCGTCGCGACCATTTCCCCCGGGGTCCGGCAGGATGGTGTCATCGATGTCGATGAGCACCCCCTTTACGCGAGTCGCCAGATCTCCGACGTCGATGTCGGCGACCGAGGCGGCCCGCATGTCGGGCCTGATTATTGACATACCCCTGCCTCACTTGATGGGGATCTGCGCCCCCAGGGCGGCCCCCAGGGCGAAGAGATCCCCCTTGAGGGGGACCTCCACGTAACCCTCCGAGCGCCCCACCCGGACCGGGACAGCCAGATCCCGGCCCGAGCTCGGATGGGTGCCGACCAAGGTCAGCGACCCATCCGCATGGATGCGCAGCGCATTGGCACCCTTAGAGGCCATGGCGACCTCCCAGGAGCGCCACCAGGCGCTCGCGCATCCGCCCGAACCCTACCGGATCCGGATCGTAGGGGCGGTAAGGGGGGTATGGTAAGCCGCCTGCCGGCCGGGCGCAGATCGCCACCTCCGCGCCAAAGGCCAGGCCCTCGCCATACACCCATGTCCGAGCCAGTTCCTTGCAAACCAGATCAGGGTCGGCCGCCTCGACGATCCCGGCGAGGATCGGCGTGGGCTGGGCGCTGGAGATGATCTCATACTCTACGCGCATGGGATCTCCTCCTGCCAGGCCAGGCCCCGGTCGAGGAACCGGGAATCCGGCCGCAGTCCCAGCAGCTGCATCACCTCGCAGTGAAGCAGCTTGATGCCGGGGTGCGCCGCCCGCAGCGCCGGGTGGCCGACCAGCAAGCGAACCCGGTACTCGATCAACCGGGCCGCCCGGGCATCCCCCGGCCCGGGATCCTCGACGTCCAGCAACAACCCAGCCAGGTCGTCGACGGCGTCGAGGACGGCCATGCCGGTTCCCTGCCGCTCCAGGGTGCCGAGGACCCGGCCCAGGGCCGAGAGGTCGACATGACCCGCGAGGGCCGAGTCGGCCGGGTTGCCATGGGCCTCGTCCCAGGTCCCGCCCTTGCGGACGTGGGCGTGGCTGACCGCCACCCCGAAGGCCGAGGCCGCCCTGGAGACCATGGAATGGCACTGCGGCGACCGCCAGGTCTCCGGGTGCTCCCCCAGCAGGGCCACCCGGTTGCGGAGCCATATGAGCATCTTGCGATGCTCATCCGACCCCCCGAGCAGGGCCGTAATCCGATCGGCGTTGGCCAGCACGACGGCCAGCCAGGCCGCAATCAGGCCGCCATCCCAGGCCTCGATGGCCGGCAGTCGCCGGTTGGCCGGCCGGTAGCTGCGGTCGCAATGCGCCCGAGCTGCCACCACCCGATCGGCGTTGACGCCGACCAGGTATAACCAGGCGGCGACCTGGTCGATGTCCCAGGTCTCGACCTGGGAGTCGCCCAGAAAGGCCGACAGGTCGGCCATTCTGGGGTTGATGATGACCCCCGGGGCGGTAATCTGTGCCTGGACAATCGGCACGCCGCCGATGATGGCGGCCTGCGACCGGCAGGCGCCGATCGGGAGCACCCGGCCGGCCCGGGCCGTGGTGTCCATGAGCGTCTGCCCGAGCCGGGCGAGACGCTCGACCTGGTCGGTCGTGGGCTTGGTCCTGACAACTGTGGCCATGGGGGACTGCCTCCTTTCAAGAGACGCGACGGGGTCTACGGGAACTGGCACTGGCGTTCGAGATCCGCCAGTGTGGTCTTGAGCAGCGCGACCCCCTGCGTCAGCTCAAGCACGAAGAATGCCGCCGTGAAGGTCAACCGGGGGCGATCGCCCACGATCTCGGCCAGGATCGCGGGCTCCTGGCGGTCCATGGCGACATGGATACCGCCAGAGCCCTGAATGATTCGCCACCAGAACAGCTCCCGCACCGAGAGTCGATGCACAACCCCCAGTAGCTGGATCTCGGGGGCGCGGACGCCGTCGGGAACGGCGTCCATTACCGAGGGTGGCCCCTTGTGGCCGGAATAACCACGGGGCTTGGTGGCAACCCGTGCCTTGGCGGCCGGTGCGGCCGCCCCCGGCTGCTGGCGGCCGAGCAGATGCACGCCGACGCCCGCCGCCAGGGCACCGACGACTACAATCAGGGGAAGCATCAGTCGATCCGGTTCAGCAATTGCCAGACCGACATACCGGTCCCGAGCCGGCCGCCTACCCCCCGAATGGGCGACAGGAATATCGCCGCGACCGAGAGCGCCACCCTGATGGCATTCTTCTGGTCGGGAGACAAACTCCTAAACGCCTTGGTGACGGTCATACCGGCCGCCACCAGATTTTCCAGGGCGTCGACTGCGCCCTTCACTACGGGTTCCCAGTCCGTTCGCCGCACGCGGCTGACGAATGAGACCAGGTTGCTCCTCATGCTCATGGGCAATCCTCCTGTGGGGTGTCTTGATGGAGAGACGTGGAAAACCGCCCGCTGATCGGGAGGGGCTGGCCCCGGGCACCTAAAATCGAACCAGCACATCCGCCACGGATAACCCGCGCCGGCACGAGGCACCAGACGAGACCCGAAGGTCGTCAGGTGCCCCGCACCGGCGCGGGACCCGAGAAGGAGGTGCCGGTCCTTGTGATTGCTGGGAAGTTACCAGCCCGGACGCCCTTGGCTGCCGTGAACGGGATGGGTTGCCAATCCCATCCCGCAGCACGCCTCCGGCGTCCGGTGACTGTCATTGCGGCGGGGTTCAAGCGCTCCAGGCTGTGGGCCCACCTGGAGACGGGCGGTCGTCATCCGCTCTCGCTAACCCCTTCGGCGGGTCGGGGCCCGCTATGCAATTCTGGGCGAACCGTCGCCCAGGAGGGGCGCCCCGTTCTTGCCACGGGGCCACAGCGCGCCCGCCAGTCGGGAACCGGCTGGGTGCGCGTCGTGAGACGCCACGAATCTCTCGCCATAACCGCAGGTTTGGCGGGAGAGGTTCAACGGCCGCCGGGATCACCTAGCTCCGGATGAGGCAGCGGCAGCCGATGACGGCGCCCGCCTCGTCCCGGACCAGCTCTCCGGGAGCCAGGAGATCACCCCGGCCGCCCGCCGCCGCGGCGACGAGGGCGGAAACGACGAAGAACGTGTCGGCCTGCGGCTCCGGCAGGTCGACCACGGCGCCGAATTCCCGGCGCTGGCAGGGGATGCCGCCGACCGACCCGGCGTCGGTCAGCTCGGCGGCGACCCGCGCCACCCGCCCGGAGGGCGGAATGGGCGGGAAGCCAACGACCTGGATCTGGTGAGGGGTTAAATTTACGATCACTGGGACACCTCCTCCCGCCTGATGCGGGGCAGATTGAGGGGATCCGCGGCCGGTATGTTTAACGTCCCCCGGCCGGGACGGGGCGCATACCCTCACGAGGTGGCGAGCCTCGCTACGCTTTGCGCTGAATGACCTCCGGCATCACCACGCCGGCCGCCGGGATCACGCCACGTACTGGAGCCTCTTGCGAGACCTTTCCTGGCGTGCACCCCGGCGGAATAAGCGCTGGATATTCTCCCACCCTCCAGCGTGGCGGCCACCGCGCCCCCGGTGGCCAGGTGGGGGGGGTAGCTAGCTAGAGAATCGTACCCCCCTGGCAGAACCCGGAGCCGAAGCGCCGGGCTGCCTTGGCGTACCGCCCCTTGCGCCAGGGGCGGTGGGCGGCGGCCTGGCCCATCCTGACCCGGCCGACCAATTCGGCCAGGGTCAGGACGACCCCGGCCATCTCGACGGCGACCCCGGCCCCGCCCCGCAGGGCGGAGAACGCGGCCTTCGCCATGTCCTGGGCCTTGGCCCAAGACATGCCGGCTTCGGCGGGGTCGGCGGCTTCGGCGGCTTCGGCGGCGGCGGGGTCGGCGTTGGTGTTGGGATCCTGCATGTAGCACCTCCGTGGGCCGCCCCCTGTAAGGGCGGCAGACTTGACCGGGCCCCCAGCGCGTCCCATCCACGGCCCCCGAGGGGACCATGGCTAGAGGACCGACCCTTACGGCTCAGGCTGCAACCATTCCTGGTCTGTGCCGAGCCTCGGGGGCCGTTTGCCCTGGGGCGGGGAAACTTGCGAGAACCCAAAGGGGTTCTCAAAGATATTTAACAGAAAACGCCGCTACCTTTACGGGTCGCAGCGGACCATTTCGGCGGCCACCTGGTCCCGGGCGAGAGCGTCCGACGCCGCCCACTCGGGAACCCGGTTCTCCCGGACGGCCTCCTTGCAGAGGGTCTTCCGGGTCACGAAGAGCACCGCCATCTCCTCGCGGGCACAGGAATACTCGTCGTAGGCAGCCTGGGCCAGCGCCCAGGCGCCTGACGACCTGGCATCGGACTCGGCGGTTTCGTAAGCCAGGCGCGCCAGCCTGACCCACCACCAGGTCCGGTGAAATAGCGTCAAGAACTCCAGGTAGTCCTTCACGCGCCGCGGCCCCCCCGCGGGGCCTGGTAGTGCCGCCGGCGCTCGGCCAGCTGCGCGCGGATGAGCGCGCGCAGCCGATCCGCGTGATACCCGAGCCGGTCGGCCCACCAGGCCAACGAGCCCGGGGCCGCCCCTGTGGCGCCGAGCCAGGCCCACGTCTCTCCCCGGTCGCTCCGGAGGTCGGCGATGGCCTGCCGGACGACCGCCCAGGCGATCGTCCGCTCGGCGCCGGCGGCCAGATCGAGGGGCCGGCCGACCGTGGCCCTGGCCCGGTCGAGGACCTCCATGGCCTCGACCAGGTGGGCCTGGGCGTAGTCCCGGCCCTCGGGGGTGCGGCAACGCCGCGCGGCCCGTCGCCAGAAGGCGACCAGGCGCTCGGCGTTGCCGAGGTAGAGCAGGTCCTGCATGTGGACCTCCTTTCGACCTTAGTGGAACCACCGGGACTCGAACCCGGCTCCCTCCTGTGCGCTTTGGCTTTCGGGAGGGAGGGCACCTGCGACTGGTCCCATGGTGGAGCCGGCGGGTACTGACCCCGCGTGCCAGGCTTGCGCCCGGTCGACCCTTTACGGCCCCATGAAATTATCGCCAGGGTGGCGCCTGGACTTCCAGTGATGGGGACGGGCTGCTCATACTGCCCGTCGCTCCCGGATCCCGGCTTGGTGTTTTGGGCCGCAAACCACAATCGGCCTCTTGCACCGGGAGCAAAACTTGGCGAGTGCCCGTCAGCGCTGCACGCAGTACCCCTGGAAACGGGGCAGATCCCGAAGGACCAGGACGGGTTTCTCGCCAGTATGGAGTATACCAGCCGACCCGGGGTTGGGTCAAGCTGGGGTTGCCCCTCGGCCTCCGGCCCCGGGCCGGGGGTCATCGGACGCGACCGAAATCCCGGCGCCTCCCGTCCTCTGCGCCTGCCGGTCTATGGCTGCGCCGACGAGGACGGGAGTCGCCGAAAAGCCCTCGCGCGCTGTGTCGATGTTGTCGTTACGCGAGATGCGAGGGCCCGGGGGAGATCCCACCCGAGCGCCTGCTGCATGCTGCGCCGAGTGGGTGGGATCTCCTCGTAGCTGGCATCAGATCTCGATGCCAGCCTCCTCATGACTACCCCTTCCTGTCCCTCGCGGGACGGTCGCGGCGCAGTGGCGGCGGCTCGATGCCAGGCCTTGCGCCAGGTGGTGGTGGTGGGGGGGGGCTACTCGGCGCGGTAGGTGGGGTCCCCCGGCCTCTGGTTGCAGAGGCCCGGGGGCACCCCGGCCGCCTGCGCCACGGCCGACGCGGCCAGGGCGGCGTCCAGCGCCACCTGCGGGCCGACCGTGTCCCGCGCCACGCGGGCGGCCGCCCGCGCGGACAAACCCTTCGTGGCGGCCTCCCACGCCTGCCACGACGCCTCCTCGGCGTCGTTAGCGGCGGCGAAGGCCGCCCGTGCCGCCTCGACGAGCACTACTTGCGTCGCGCTCAGGACGATGCGCCCGTCGGGCGCTATGGTCCGGGGCCGTGGGTCGTCGAGGTGGCGGCCGGACCCGCCGCCGATGTGCTCCCAGATCCCGCTCATGCCCCCTCCTTTCTTCGCCCGTACTGGGCGTCCTTGTCCTCGGAACGGCCGGGAGCCGGGGAGTATTTCGCCACCCCCATGGCGCCCGCCCGAGATGGCGGGAAAAATCTTCGGCCGGAGCGGGCTTTGCCAGCAGCATGCCAGCGCCAGCCACCCGTACTACCCAGCCCTTCCGGACCGGGGTTCCTCGTGTTGGCAGCCCCTAGAACCACGCCGGCCCGCTGGATAGAAACCAGCAAGCCAGCGCCATGCCAAGCGCCCCAAGAATGTACCTGACGACCGGCGGCTGGCGCCCGAGCCACCGGTCGAGGAGGGCCTCAAGCCGACGCATGAAACCCTCCCACCAGTTGCCGCAGCGACATGGTGGCCAGCGGGCCGACCAGCCGCTGCGGCGGCGGGGTCGTCGGGGGCGGTGTGGTGGTCCTGGCCTCGACGACGGCCACCCGGCGCTCCAGGGCGCCGAGGGCCGCCAGGACGACCAGGGCGGCGGAGAGGTCTCCTGCGCTCACGAGCCCAGGAGGTCCACCGCCTGGTCGTCGAGCTGGCCGGCGGCATAGTGCCGCCCCTGCTCCCTGAGGCGGTCCGCCATCGCCCGGAGCTCTCGGCTCCGGGCGATCTTGTCGCTGACCGGGGTCGTGTCGCTCGGCGGCGCGGCCATATCGGCCTCGGCCGCGAGGCGGTCGCGCTCGGCCCTATCGGCCTCGGCCTGCTCGGCCGCCTCGACCGAGGCCGCAGCCGCGCCGACGATGGCCAGGCCGGTGAGCACGGCCAAGCCGATGACGCCCAGGACGTTACCGGCGATCTCGCCGGCCTTCTTCGAATCAAAACCCATTTTACACCTCCTGGAAAGGGAGGCCGGATGCCCAAAGGGCCGGCACCTGTCGATCGGCGCGGCCACCAAGATGGTGTAGCCGTCCGACCTACCGGGTGCCGTTGCTCGGCCCATCTTGACGAAATGGCGGCAGCGGGGCATTGAACCCCGCTCGGGACCTTCAGACGACCGCGACACCCCGGAGGGGCTCGTTTGATCGCCTCTATGCCAGGCTGACACCCGGCATGTCCTTCAGCCCTCGCAGCCTGTCAGAGCCGCTTCCGCTTGCCGCTTGCTAAATAAATGAATAACCCCTCCTAAGTAAAATTACTCGCAGCCTGTCAGAGCCGCTTCCGCTTGCCGCTTGGGATCCCCATGGCAGACGAGCATGGCCCGCCTGCCATGGGGATGCCGGGGAAGCTTCCCCGGCAAAAGGCGACCTGCCCGTGGACGACACGGCCTACGCCGTACCGGGGCCGATACGAGGTTCGCCACGCCCCGACCCCTTCACATCGCTACCCACGGGCACTTTTCTCGAAGCGCCGCGAAACACCGCCTTTCCGCCCGGCGGCAGGGGCATCGCTTAATTCATGGCGATCCTCCCTTCAACGAGCCCAAAAGCGCGTTTCAGGGATATTTAGCCGAAAAACACGGCTTTTTTAGGTGCGCGTTAGCACCACAATGGCGCGATTTTTGGCGCGATTCGGGCTATTGGGATAGGGCCGTGAGCAGGATGCCCTCGTTGATGTACCGCGAGATTCGCGCCGTGAAACTGATCTCGGGCCGGGCGGGCACCGTCAGGAACGTGTCTGACTCCCGCTCGATCAGCGACCCGTCAGGCAGGAAGACCTGGGCGCCGATCATGAAGTCCTGGTGGACCAATCGTACTCCGGCCGCATGGATGGCCTCGGTGATCTTCGAGACGACGATGCCGTCCTGGCCCGAGACCGAGTTGACGTAGGCGTCCATCAGCCGACCGGCCTCGACGATCTGCCCGTCGGCGCCGTCCACGAAGATGTTGCCGTACAGCCAGACCGGCACGAAGTGGCGCACCAGGACGTTGGCCATCGACAACCGGTTGTCGGCGCCGTTGACCCAGTCGTTGATGAGCACGACGTCCGGAGCGTAGGAGATGTCGAGCACCAGCACCCGATCGGCCAGGCCGGGGTCGACCGCCAAGGCCACTGGATCTACTGCCGAAAAACGGTAGCGCGGATCGCAGTTGACCAATTCGGTGTAGGGCGTGACGCCGTCCTGGCCCTTGACGGTCGCGCCGTGGATCTTGAGCAGCGCCCGGTACGGAGAGAGATCGACCGTCAGCGCGCCGGCGGGCACCGGGATTTCGACGGCCCGGCGCGTGATGGGGGTCCGGACATAGATGTCCGAATGGTTGCCCAGGTGGATGAGCATCTCGCCCAGCTCGGCATCGACGATGCGCTTGAGATCCCGGCGCATCTCGGGATCGGACATACCCACCGTGAGCAGGTCCTGGATGGTCTGACCGAAGACCTCGCGCAGCAGGAAGTCCACCGACGGCGCATTGACGAGGTTGCGGGTGTAGCGGGCCTTGCGCGTGCGCTCGAAGAGCTCCTGGTTCCCCTCGCGATCGAGACCACCCTGGATCGCCGAAACCACCAGGGCCTCGATGAAGTTGGCGTCCGAGGCGAGATCGGCAATCTCGGCCACCGCCCCCACGGCCACATCGAAGGCGGCGCCGACGTCTTCGGCCTCGATCGGGATGTCGACGAAGTAGTGGCCCAGGGTGCCGTCGCGGGAGAAGTCGAATTCCTCAAGGGCCACGGCCACCTGGGGGTGGTAGACGTTCTCGCCGATGCCGATGACGGCCTGCGCGTCGAGCGAGACGTCGCCGGGGGCCACGTACTTCAAGCGCAGGGTCCCGCGGCTCTTGGCGCCCTCGCTGCGAACGGCGAAGTTCTGGTAGGCCAGGGCGTCCGCCTGTTCGTCGCTGAAGTCGAGCCAGTTCGAGGCGTTGCGCGCCACCTCGGCATCGTTGAGTTTCTCGACGATGCTGGCCACCATCGGCACATGGGGGGCGACAAGGGCGCTGTACTGCGGCGTGCCCTCACGCAAATCGAGGGAGGGATCGGCCTCGGTCATCGCCGCGATGATGAGATCCTTGGCCTGGCTGTAGATGATATCGCCAGCTGACATCCTAGAAACTCCCCGTTATCACCGCGGTGGGCACTTCGAGTCCGACGGCCTGTTCGAGCTGGTTCACGATGGCGATTCGCAACGTAGCCTCGGCCTGCTCGCCATCCACCTCGACCTCGTCGAGCACGATGCGCGCGAGCTTCTCGGAAGGTGGTAGGGCCGCGGCGGCCTGCCTGAACTTGATGCGAGATTCTGCCTTATGGACTTCGATCGCCAACAAGGAGGCGATCTCCTTCTCGCTTCCGCCTATGGGCAACGTCCCGATGTAGGTACCGAGCAGCGTGCCACAGGTCGGATCGTCATGAATCGATCCCTCGGTCGTCAACAGGAAGAAGAGGACTTCCGACGCCAGCTTTTCCAGGCCGGTCGCACGACGTACGCTCAACGCGGCCGACTTGTCGAATTTGAGCCGGAACAGCCCGGCGCTGATGCGCTCGAAGGTCCCGATCGAGAATCCGACCGACATATCAGAGCAGGAAACTCTCGAACCGCTGCAAGCGACGGGCTTCGTAGGCGTCCTGGAAGCGCCTGGCCTCCATGTATCGCCGAGCATGATCACGGAAGGACAGTTTCCGCATATCTACCGCTCGCTTGGTTGCCATGATCAGATCCGAGGCCTGCTGAATGACGCCATGGACGCGGCCCGGCTCCCCCAGTCGTGGCAACATCGCCTTGAGACCGTCGATCCGGAACAACCCCGGATCGTCCGGAAACGCGGTGAACTTCCGGCTGGCTACATCGTCCCGATAACGCTTGCGAAGCACCAGTAGGCGCGACAAGGCCTGATCGGTCGGTACTTTGTTTCCCATCATGGACATGATAGACTCAAGCAAGGATGGCGAGCAGGAAGCCAGGCACAAAAAATGAGAAGTTGGCCCGCGCCGACTTCGGTACCGTGCTGGCCGTCGATCCCGTACGGCAAACGGCCACTGTCGAGAGCGACCAGGGGAAACCCTACCCGGATTGTGGAATCGGCCTGGGGGGCCCGGCCAACTTCTCGACACCAGAGCCGGGCTGGCTCGCAGAAGTATCCGAACATTTCGGCCTGGCGCAGATAGAGCGCTATCTTACCGGTTCAGGATCTCCGGAGTATCCGGAGCGGGATCCGGCAGGCCAGATAGACAGTTTCGTGACCATGACGGGTGGCATCGACCTGTACCGACAGATTGCAGGCAAGCGCCTGAATTTCCGCGACAACAGACCCGTCGATCTGATCGCTGGCGATCAGGGATTCCGCTCGTCCGACGGCGCCATGGTGTTCGCCGGCCGGGGCCCCATCGCCGGCATGAAGGTCTCCGACCTCTGCCAGCTGCTGCTCAACGCGGTCGACGACCATGCACGTCTGATCGGGCGCAATCTGGAAATAATGACCGACTGGGGGCAATTGCGGTTCGAGAACGCCAAGGGCCAGACGCGCCTGATCCTGCGCGGCGCCGGACAGGCCGACAAGACCTACGACGAAAGGCTTGACTTCGAGCTCAAGCTGGGCGGGCCAGATACGGCGGACGATCCCTTCCTGCAACTGGCGCTCTACGACCGGAAAGGCAGGGCCGAGGGCGCCGGGGATGGCGACATCGCACTGGCGGTTCGTGCCGATCAACGCGGCCAGATCAGCCTGTTCTCTGCCGGCGATCGCTGGGACACGGTCCACGGCCAATCCGTCGCGACCGTGACACGGAGCGAAAAGCGCATCATCGGCGACTCGGCAAGTCATGAGATCGACGGAGATCTCGAAACGATCGTCGGCAACGAGCACCAGCTGAGGGCCAGAAACTCGATCGAGACCCTCGCGGGCCACGCGTCGCCATCCGGAAAGATGCAGGGGAAAGTCATCAACGCCCCGGCGGTCGCCCTGGGTAGTGAGGAGGGGCAAGCGGCCCCCATGGGAGAGACGCTCAAGGGCTTTCTGGAGTCGCTGGTCGACTGTATCCAGAGCCAGATCCTGGTGATCCAGGGCAAGCCGGGAACGCTGCTGCCCGTGCCGGGCGTGCCGGGAGATCTCCTGAGCGACGTCGTAACCTACCCGCAAAAACCACGACCGGCCGGCGAACTCCGCGACGTGGTCCCGAGCCCCGCCACCCGCGTCGCCGCGCCAGCGGCGCCCATCAAGTGGCGGTCACTGGAGCCCACGGTGGTAATACCATCAAACGTCTTTCGGATGCTGATCAGTGCCTGGGCGATTCAATCAAACCTGGGATATGGCCAACTGTTTCCGGCCGAGCACCTCAAACCCGTCACCGCCCTGCGACGAGACATCTCGAAGAATTTCGGCGGCACCTTCGATCCCGAGGCAACCGAACTCCTGCGACAGATAGCCACCCAGATCAACGACAAGCTTCGAACTCTCGGTTGGTCATTCCGGATGGCGCGCGACATCCATGTCTTCACGATCAAAAAGATGCCGGCCGGCTTCGAGGCCTTCGCCAATCCGGGAGAGCGCTGGATCATGGCGACCCCGCAAGGGGCGTTCCGCACCGATGGTCGGGCCACATCCTGGCCAATGTTGCAAAATCAACTCAAGAACAAGCCGCAAGATGTCATTCCGCTCCTGAATACCCTCGTGCACGAATTGGTCCACTGCTCGATGTCGATTGTGTTGACCAACTGGCTGTACCACGAAAGCACTTGGGCGGATCTCGGCATCATCCCCGGGGTGCTCCCGTTGCCCTCCGGCCATGCGGGGACCCTGTGGGGCCGCGTGTTCCGGGAAAACCAGATGGAATCCCTAACGGACTACCTATCCTTCATCCTCACCGGCCTCCTGGTCGGCGACGACGAGACGGCGTACGCGACTCGCAAGACGAGGCGCGGAGGCTACACGCTGTGGCCGAACGCCTTTTTCGCGCGCAACTGGGGGTATCTGGTCAACGAAATCCTAGCCAGCCACGCCGGCAACTCGACATCGGTCGGCCACAAGTTGCTGGGCATGTTGTCGAAATGGGGCATCCGGGATACCGATCTAGGTGCCGCACGGGCCTCTCATACCGTCAGGCCCGGCACGCGCATCATCCTGGTCGAGGAACTCCCGGCCACCACTCTGGTAGAAGATCCCGGAGGCCGGGGCCTGGTTGCAGCCGGCGGCACCATGTACCTCGACCAGAACGGCGACCCGGGCCGCGGACCCGACAAGCTTGGCGCCGGTACTGATAGTTACGACCTGCCTTACGGCCTGGTCGATCTGCCCCAGGAAATGATCGAGACAATCGCAGACACGGATGTCGAGACCTTCGCGGTACTGGCGGCCTTCGCCAAGCCCGGGGAGGGAATCGCCTGATGCCAATCGTCAAGGGCACGGAACTCGTTGCCTGGCTCAGCACTGACCAGACGCGCAGGAAGCTGGCCGACGCCATCGAGAATGCGCTCAAGCCGGAAACCGACCTCACCGGCTCGCAGGACCTGTTCTTGCCGGGCGGCTTCCTGCCGAATCCCGCATACAACAAGAACTACGGCAACCCAATCCTGACGCGCCCGGATCCGCTGAGGCACATCGACGAACGAACCGGTCGGGCTGTCGAAGCCGGCAAGGCGGATGAACAACGCCCGCATGCCGCCGCCGATCTGACGACCGCCCTGCTGGACACCCTTAAAACCGCGTTGACGACGTTCGCACAAGAGACCGAGGTGCAGTTCAACGCCCTGGAGAACAGACACAACGAACTAGAGGCCAGACACAACGCCCTGCGCGCGGAGCACGACGCCCTCAAGGTGGCGTTCGACGAATTGGCCGCGAGACACGGCGGGCATGTCCATACCTCGCTGGTCATCGACTGGCCCGGCGGCTTGCCGGTCCCGCACATTATCACGCCACTCGATATCTTGTGCCTGTTCCCGACCTCGCCACCGGTCGCTGCCGACTAACGATGGCGTTTCGTTTCGCCCTCAAGGGGACGCTCAAGCAAGCGTTCCCTGGCTTCGCGCCCGTGGTCAACATCCTCGAACTGATCGCTGTACCGCTCGCGGCAATCGGCAGTGTCGCCGGTGCCGCAATCGCCGTCGTGGACACGGTTCTGGCCGTCGTTGGCTTCATCCTGAAATTGGCTCTTGCCCTGGTCTCGGGAGCCGGTGACGCCCTGGCCGGCATGCGCACGCCCATCACGGCGCTCGCCGACGAGATCTTCCGGCTCAAGGACATGGCCGCCAACGGTGCGGTCAGCCAGTACAAGTTCGAGGGTCCCATTACCAGACTGACCGCCGAGCTGCGTCACTTCTTCCAGAAGGGCATTCCCAACTCCCGCGGCACCCCGGCGCAACCCATCAGGGCCATGATGGTAATTGCAACGGCCCGCGCATCCTTCCAAGGACTTGGCGGACTGCTCGGCAGCCAGAAGGCCCAAGGCAAGATGATCATCCGCGCACCGCTGGGAATGACCATGGTCTTCCCCAAGGGCGCCACCTTCACCCGCGGAACCGGCGGCAACCTCCGGAAATACCGGCTGGTCAACGAGAATGCCGCACCGCTCAAATTCGATCCGATCGGCAAGCAGATCAGAATCGACGCGGACGATATGCTGGAACTGATGGACCAGCGCGCCGTCGCAGCCGGATCCGTTCGGCTCACCGTGCATCAGAAGAGGGATCTGTACTTCGATCCGGCCTGGTACCTGAAGACCGATCGCCAGGTAGGTCAAGCCCGTGCCGGTGCCCGGGTGGACTTTGCCTTCGAGCAGGCACCGTTCGCCAGGCCAGCGGGAGAGATGGCGCATCCCGCCTTTGGCGCCTTTCATCGGATTCCCGCTGAAACCTTGCTTGACAACCCCGAGGCCGCCGGACAGTTCTACGTCGACCTGCCGGTACGCGCCGGACGCCCGGGTGCCAAGTACAACTTCCCGATCGGCACTGGCACCGTCCTGCAAGAAAGCAAGGTAGGCACCCCACGGCTCGCCAGGCCGTCGACCGTCAAGGCACGCGGCAAGGCGCAAATCATCCTGAACCGCCATACGGATGTCCACCTACACAAATGGCGAACGCTCCTGTTCAGCGGGGAGCAGATCTACCGCCTGGAAGCCCCAGAGTACGACGATGGGTTCATTGCGCCCGGATCGGCGCTCACCGAGATCCTCACGGCTTCGGGGGCGCGTTACGGCCTGGAAGTCGACATCGTCGCCACGCAGCCGGGCGCGAGCGCCAATCGCGCGGCTGGGGCCATGTTCAGCCATATCGACATCACACCGGTCCAGGAGGCGCGCGTGCTGGCCATCGTCGCCAGCTCCCCCATCGCGGGCGGCCAGGACGTTCCGGTCCCCGGCTTCGAGGAGGGCAACGCGATCTCCTGGGGCCTGCTGGGCCTGGCGGGCGGAATGGATCCCGAATACCCGGAGGCCTTCATCGAGCTGGATATCGTCGCCTTCAGCGACAACCCGGAAATCCCCGACACCGACGAGAGTTTCAATTGCCCCAAGGGTGCCGAGTTCCGGTTCGGGTCGTCCTCGGAGCTGATCAAGATGGAAGCCTCTACCGATATCGGCGGGGGAAGGCCGGCGCTGGCCAACAAGCCAAGCCCGCCCGTCGAGGGGACGGACTACGGCTGGGACCCGGCAAGGAAGCCCCCGCCGAGCAACCCGAGCTCCGCGGCGCAGCACGCGGCGATCGGCGACCTGCTCGGCCAGCTCGAATGGACCGAGGCGCGACTCCTGCTGCCGGGGCGTACCTGGATTTACCCGGATCAGCCGATTTCCGGCCTCGATCGCATCGAGGCCGACATCGTCCTGGGTAAGCTCCGGACCTACCTCAGGAAGGCACCGCGCAAGCCGTCGGAGCCGGATCTCATCCCGGTACCCAGGGCCAGCCAACCCCAGGCCTTCAAGATGGACTTCGAGGGTCGGGTGGCCATGGGGGTAGCCTTCTCGTTCCTGAACGCAGCCGTATCCGTACTCGACAACCTCCGTGGCTTCATGGACGAGGCTGTAACGATGCTGGCCGCCTGGGTCAACAAGATGCTGAACTTCAAGATCCAGATAGAGCGAGTCATCTGGGGCTTCGACCAACTGAGGGCCGAAGTGCTCTTCACGGTCGCCCTGGCCTCCTGGCACCTGGAGCAGGTCAACTTCTTCCTGGGCTTCTCGACCGGCCTGTTCGAGCTGGGCGACTACTGGATCTTCAAATACGAGGGTCCGGCCTGCGATTTCGCGGACGACGCGGAATTCCTGCTTGGCAACGGCCTGCCCGATGATCCCGAGGGCGCCGCGCAAAAGGTCTTCGGCAAGATCATCGTGGCGGAGGACAAGGCCAGCTGGGCCATCATCTCGGCCCTGGTGGTAGGGGGCGATGCCTGATGCCCGGTGTCAAGCCGTTCTGGATGAGCAGCGAGCTCGGTCGACTGGAAATCGAGAACGCCCCGATCGGCGGCCTGGCCACCGCGATCGAGAAGAAGGTGGCCGAAGCCGCCAAGCCGCTCAAGCTCGACCAGGCCAAATTGGCGGACATCCTGGAACGGGCGGGCGCCTGGTATGACGCCCAGGTCGACAACACCGCGCAGCCAATCGTCGACCTGCTCGACGCCAGCGCAGGGTACCTCGACGACACCTGGACGACGGGGATTCACCTGTTCCTACCCTACCCGGACTACGGCGGCTTCGGCTATCTCCGCTCGGCCCTGCTCGAAGCCATGGATCGCCAGACGGATCCGAACCGACCGCTGTTCAGCGACGACCTGTACGCCGGCGGAATCCTCCTGGTCTTTGCCGGCAGCGAGCTTACCGTACTGTCGGCCATGGCCGCCGTCGCATCCCTTTATGGCGGCAGTCCGCAGGTAATCATGGAGGTCATCGGCGAACTCCTGCTCACCAGCGCCCCCATGGCCAAGCTCGCGGACGGCTTCATCGAACTGGCCAACACCCCGGCACAGCTCTGGTCCCAGGGCACCAGGGCGCTCGATGGCTGGTATCGGGGCTCGGTGATCTCGAAGATCGCATCAGGCGGCTTCCCGGCGGATTTGCTAGCCGCGGCGACAGCCCCGCCCGATCCGGTCACTCCGTCCCAGCTCCAGGAAGGCCGAACGGCCAACGTCACCCTGCGGGGCAAATTTCCGCCCAACCTGGTGCTGTTCTATGGCAATACCGGCTTGCGACCCTATTCGCAGGACACCGAACGCATCGAGATTTCGGTGCCGGGTCGACTCATCAAGGCCGGCAGGGGGCAGTTCATCGGGCGAACGCTTGACGGGGCGGGCAACCTTTCCCAGGAACGCGTCCTGCTCGGCGAAGTGAGCGTCTCGCCAAAGAACCCGTACGATGCCCTGCCAGATCCTGGCGATGACAAGGTCTTCGATTTCTGGCGGGCCATGTCGGTCGGGACGGCCGTCGGAAGCGCCTTCCCGGGATCGATCAGCTTGGTCAGGATGGCCGTCAATGCCATCGATCAAGCCGGCCAGGCCCTCACTGAAACCGGAAACATGGTCAAGAGCTCCGTACGGTCCATCGGCCAGGCGGCAAACGGCATCACGGGCAAAGTCAATTCCTTGATCGACCAGGTCCCGCCCGCAGCGGCCAGCCTGGTCTCGAATCTGGGCACCGCGGCAGCCGCCACCCTGATCATTCCACCCGAGAAGGGCGGTATCCACCAACTGGGCTTCGCGCTCGGGCAGGGATTGTCCGACCACGCCCTCAACGCCCCGGACATCAGCGAATCCGATGTGGTCGGGGCGGTATTCCTGTGCGCGGGCGCCGCGACGACCGAAGAGGTCTACCGGGCCATGCGGCAGTTCGGCCAATCGTTCGGCATCACCGCGCTCGCCAACCTTTAGGAGGGAACGACCCATGGAGACCATCACGCAGCGGGACATCGTCGAGAAGCTCACCCGCAAGGACAAGCCCCTGATTGGGCCGACCACCCAGTTCGTCCTGATCCGGCCGGACGCGAACTTCCCCTCGCCACGCGACGGCTTGCTCACCGTGCAAATCAACCAGAGCGAATCGGCCAAGACCACGCGCTTCGAAACCGACGGCCAATGGACCGACGGCGTGGCCGTCAGCTGGAGTGACGGCTGGACCAAGCAGCGTACCGTCGCCGACTGGTCCTACGTGGTCATCGAAAACGCCGTCAAACAGCAGGATGGCCGCAAGCTCGTGCAGACCTGCTACGCCAACGACAAGCCCCTGCTGCTGGCGTTGCGCGAAGCGGTAGGACTCCCACGAAGTCTGCGGTAGGACCCACCCGCCCGCCGCGAGCCTATAATTTCCATGGAGGGCGCCCGGGCGTCCCACTTGGAGAGCTGCATGGCGATCGACTTCTACGACGACACGACCGGCGACATCCTGCGCCTCATCCTGGAAGAAAAGGGCGCCGCAGTCATTCCTGACTACGTGCGCGGCGACGACGCGCTGTATCCGGCCGAGGAGATCCGGCAATCCAAGGTCGCCTTCGCCTGGCCAGAGCGTAAGAAGTTCGCCCTCGACACCCGCGGGGACGTCTGGTTCTCGTGCATGTACTTCGAGAAGACCGCCAGCCGCATCCCGTTCCAGCACCGCGAAGCCATCAGGGAGCGCATCGCCAAGGCTGCCGATCTTTTCGGGGTCGAACTACCGGCCGAGGAAGTCAAGGTCGCCATGATTCCCGACGAGGCATTCCTGGTGGTCCATCAGGTGGCCGGCGGCCACGAACTGGCCAAACGCGCCCACGACGCCATCGAGCATGACGACCAGACCGTGACGCTGCGCCTGTACCCCGTCCACGACCGCGAGCATGCCGAGAAGTCCGCCATATGGTTCCCGCGCGACCTCTCGGGCGAGCTGGCAGGCTACCGCAAGAAAGTCGCCAACGGCCTGATGCAGGCCTGCGAACGATTCGCCCTCAACGCGCCCCTGGTCCTGGTCGACGAACTGGCGCCCATCAAACTCTCGACCCTGCTCTCGCACATCGAGGGGCGCATCAACATCCTGGCCGAGCAGGATCGCCGTGCCCAGAAGGCCGCGCGCTACACCGCGGGCGCCCAGGCGCGCGGCGTGACCTTGCCATACCCGATGCCCGATCAGCCGGCCGATCAGCGGCTGGCGGCCGGCTACCGGGAGCTCTTCAAGCAGGCGCAAGCCGACCCGCTACCGGCCGGGTTCTGGGAAGCCTTCTGGCGCCTGGACAAGCTCGCCGGCTTCGACCTGCGCCCCGACGTGATGCCGGTAAGCGCCCTCGATCGGCCCATCTGCGACGACCAGCGCGTCAAGCTCTGCAAGGTGGCCGGCACCTTCCTGCCCATCAGCCAGGTCATCGACAAGGTTCCGGGCGAGACCTGGTCGGACATCGCCCCGGGGCTGGCCGGCAACCTCGCGGACCGGGCCAAGGTCGCCTCGGTCGTCGAGAGCCTCGACGACACGAGCCAGCGCATCATCCTCGCCAAGGTCCGGGGGTTCTAGTCGCCATGGCGGATCCCCGCCAGGATGCCCCGCCGCCGACCGAGCGCGAGCGGCAGATTCGCCTGGTGGTCGGCACGCTCAACAACCTGGCCAACGCGGCAGAAGGCCGCAACCCGCGGCGGGCGCTCGAACGCGCGGTGTCCAAGTCGCTGGCGATGGCCACCGATCGCCATATCAAGCAGGAAGTCGAGGAAATCACCAAGGACGCCAATCTACCGGACGATGCCCTGGCGATTGCCACGCGCATCGAGGGCACCCTGGGGTCGGACTGGGTCGACTTCGAACCAGAGACTCTCGTCGAGGCCGGCTTCTCACTCCAGGAGGCCGGCCTGGCCCTGTGCGCCAAGCTCGTGCTCTATTCCTGGGCGCCCTTTGCCTACTGGCATGTCTTCGAGAAGATAGCCGTAGCGCTCGCCGGGCGCCACCCGGACTTCACCCTCCCCCAGGAGCTGACCCTCGAAGAGCTGGCCTGGGCCGTCGACGTCATCCGCCTCATCGATCCGGCCACACCGTTCTCGGATGAAATCAATAGCTACGTCGCGTGCGTGGCCATCAACCAGGGCTGGGCGGTCCTGCCGGACGCCCTGGGCTTCGCCGGATCGGCCCTGCGGCGCTTCCAGAGCGATCATGGCCGCCAGGTCGCCGACCAGGTCCGGCGAGGCGAGGAGACCGACGTGGCCGAAATCCAACGCGAGCGGCTCGGGGTGCTGGACCGATACCTGATAGAGCGCCATAAGCGCCTGGCAGCGGCGCTGGTGACCTAGCATGTGGCCCGAGAGCACCCGCGGCGACACCTGGGAGAGCACGGCGCTCTTCTCGCGCTCGGCCTTCCAGCGAACCATGCTGGCCGAGAGCCAGTTCCAGATGTTCGAGCTGCTCAATCTGCCGCGCTCGCTGAAGGACGGCTTCCGCTGGGCTCACTACGCGTTCTCGACCAACGACACGGTCAACCCGGCCATCGAGAAGCTGGCCGAGTACCCCATCACCGAGTGGTTGTTCACACCCGAGCTCGACATCGATCCCACCGACAAGAACTACCAGCAGAACCTCAAGAGCCGCGAGGCGGCCGTCAAGAGCTGGCGTGAACTGTTCAACATCCAGATCCAGGCTAAAACCTTCGCCATCAGTCGCGCGATGGATTTCCTGCTCTACGGCAACAGTTTCGTCAGCGTCTACCAGCCATTTGATCGCATCCTGGTCTGCGGCCGCAAGGGCTGCCGCGAGCAGGTCCTGATCCAGAAGGCCGACTACGAGTGGGACAGGGCTCGACTGGAATTCAAGCTCAAGTGCAAGAAATGCAGTCATCGCGGCTTTGCCAAGGTCATCGACCGGCCGGTACGCGACTGGCGGCGCATCAATCTCATCCACTTCTATCCGGGCAACATCGACATCGACTTCGATCCCTACTCGGGCGAGCGGCAATACTACTACCACATCCCCCAGGAAGAGGCCGACAAGCTGCGCGAGGGTAACAAGCTCAAGCTCCAGTTCACGCCCTGGGAAATCATCCAAGCCGTCAAGATTGGCGGGCGTGGGCGCTCGGCCAGCCCCAAGATCCGGTTGCACAAGCACAACGTCTTCCACCTGGTCCGCCAGGGGCCGTCGCGGCCCGGAACCGAGAGCCCCTGGGGGGCCTCGACGGTCACGCCGGTGTTGCGCAGCCTCCTGTACCTGAACATGATGCGCCGGGCGCAGACCAGTTTGCTCATGGATCATGTCATCCCCTTCCGCTGGATCTTCCCGGCGCACGATACCGGCCCGCAGAGCACCATCGGGGCCGTGGACCTGGGGTCGTGGTCCCGGCGCATGAAGGGCGAGATCGAGAAGTGGAAGCGCGATCCGCTCTACATCATGATCGCGCCGGTCGCCGTCGGACAGGGACAGATGGGCGGAGACGGCAAGGCGCTGATGCTCTTCCCGGAGATGGACCAGGTCAGGCTCGACATCACCAGCGGCCTCAACGTCCCCCAAGAGTTCATTCGTGGCGGTTTGCAGTACACCGGCAGCTCGGTTTCCCTGCGCATGCTCGAAAACAGCCTCCTGAACATGGTCGAGCAGGTCGAGAAGTGCTTCAACTGGGTGGCCGGCCGCATCAGCCAGATAACCGGCCTGGCCGCCATGAACGTCTCGCTCAAGCGCTTCAAGATGGCCGACGACGTCCAGATGCGCCAGCTCGCCGTGACGATGTGGCAATTGCGGGCGATCTCCGGCCAGGCGCTGGGGCAGATCATGGACTTCGACTACCTGTCCGAGATGCGCCAGCGCAATGCCGAGGACGTCGACGCGGCCGTCGCGACCGCCCGGGCCCAGGCCGAGGCTGCCGCCAAGCTCATGAGTCTCCAATTCCTGCTCCAGAACATCCTGCCCCCCGAGGCCCAGGCGACGGTCAACCAGGCCGACCCCATGGCCGTCGATCAGGTCTACCAGGGCATCCGCCAGATGAAGCCCATGGACCAGGCCTTCGCTATCGGCCAGATAGTCCAGCAGAACCCCGAGATGGCCCGCATGCTCCAACAAAAAGCCATGTCCGACACCGGTAACTGGGCGTCGCAGTTCCAGGCCCTGGCTGCGATGAACCCCCAGCAGCAGCAGGACTACATGGCCCAGCTCAAGGCAAACAGTCCCATCATGGCCATGCTGATGGCCAACCTGGCCCGGCAGTTCGGCCTCGACAACCTCATCGGCGGCCAGGATCCCACCGGAGCCAAGGCCCAAGCCCAACCCGGCCAGCCGGCCATGCTACCCTCGGTGCAGGCCCAGCTGATGCCGCAAGGCCCCGCCTTACCGCCGGGGATGGGCGGACCACCGGCCACGCCAGGAGTCGAACCGCCCATGCCAGAGCAGAAGCCGCCGCGCCGCCAGGGCGGCAGCCCCATGTAGCGCGTGGGCCGCAAGAACCGCTTCAAGGCCGCAACCAGTTTATCCCGGGAACCTTCCCCCGCCTGCCAACACCTCTGGCAGACACACCAAACCATCAACGGCACCAAGTACCAGTACTGCACGAAGAATTGCGGGGAATGGCGCTGGGTCCACACGCTCGATCCGCTTGAGGATGAGCCGGACTCCTGCTAGACTGGTAGGACCAATTGAACTACATCGGCAGCAAGGCGGGCCTGGTGGGACCACTCATCACCCGGGCCATGGCCGAACTCGGTATCGCCCCGCCCGGGATCTTCGTCGACGCCCTGGCGGGTACCCATGCGGTCGGGCGCGCCATGCAACACGCCGGCTGGTCGGTCATCGCCAACGACCAGATGCGCTACAGTGAAGTCGTCGGCCGGGCCCTGCTGGGCACCAAGGTGTTGCCCTTCTCGGAGCTCGCCGGCAAGATCTTCCTGGCGGGCCTGCCGGGCGGAGCCCGCTCGCAGGCCGTCATCGCTCACCTGGCCGAGCAACTGGCAGACCCTGAAGCCCATTACATCGCGCGCATCCATGGCTCCTGGTTCCTTGACAAGTACTGCGAGGGCGGCTCCGGGGGGAGGCTGTACTTCTCGCGCGATAACGGCAAGCGCATCCAGATAGCCCGCTGGCTCATCGACGAGTGGCCCCTGACGGCTTACGAGCGCGACACGCTCATCTACGCGGTCATGCGCGGGGCCGACAAGGTAGCCAACACGGCCTCGGTGTTCTACACCTTCCTCAAGCAGCTGAAACCCAGCGCACGCAAGCCCCTGAAACTGGAGGCACCCTCGCTGGCCACCGGCCCGGAAGCCACGGTCCGCAAGATGGAGCTCATAGACTTCCTGCAAAACCTCGACGGGGCCACGGTGGTCTACATCGATCCGCCCTACAACGCGCGTCAATACGCCCCCAACTACCACCTACTCGAAACCATCTGCTGCTGGGATGATCCGGTGGCCTTCGGCCGCGGCGGGTTGCGCGACTACTCGACCCAGAAGAGCAACTGGTGTTACCGCTCGGCGGTCCACGACGAACTCGACACGGCGTGTTTACTGGCCCCTGCCCACTGGGTACTCCTGAGCTACTCGTCCGAGGGCCTCATGGAACGCCGGGAAATCGCCGACATCATGGGCCGCCACGGACCGGTGCGTATCTTCGAGCACGAGCACCCGCGCTTCCGGGCCGACAACGACGGGCCACATCGGCAATATGCCCGGAACCGGACCGTCGTCGAGTACCTGTTCGCCCTCAGGAAACTCTGAAAGGAGCCAAGCCATGAGCATCGGGAAGACCGTCGCATGCCGACGCTGCCGCGAGCGCGGCAAGGACTGGGAGGGCGGCGATCCGGTCTGCGGCTTCGACCAGGGTGGGCTGTTCAGCGCAAGCAACTGGATGTGTGCGACGCTCTGCGACTTGCGCGAGCGCATCGAAGCGAGCGGCCAGGTGAGCTGGTGCAACGACACGTACTTTGGCACCGTCGGCTTCGAGTTCGAAGACGAGGACTTCGGCTTCCTGACCATGGCGTGGTACAAGCACCACGGCGAGACCTACTGGGCCGGCGTGGTCTTCGATGGCCGCACGCCCAAGCCGTTGACGCTGGACGTCGCCGAACGCATCCTGGGCGCCCTGCCGGCGCCAGACGGTCAATCTCCTGGCGCGGTCGGGACGTTGAACACCATCAAGGCCGACGAACCCCCCGTCAGGCTCCCGGTCGGCCAGACCCCTCTGCGCGTCGATGCCTGGGCGGTTTTGTCCCGCTGCGTCGAGGAAGGTATCGCCTACGGTTGGCGGCGCGCCCGCAAACACGTCGACAACCCCAGCGAGGACGCCGTCAAGGTCGAGATCGAAAACGCGGTGATGAACGCCGTCTGCGAGTACTTCCGCTTCTCGGACGACTAGCGGTACACGAAGACGAACTTGTCGTCTGCCTTGACCGGCACACGCGGGTCGAGGTAACGGAAGACGTCGTCGAGGATCAGGAACTGGGCAGTCGGCCGCAACCGCAGGCCGTTCATGAGCACCAGGGCCTGCCCGGGATCATGCGGTGGTCGGGACAGACGGTAGCCCAGCGAAGTGCCGACATCGTCCATGCCCGCCACGTAGTAGTCGTATTCGAGCGCTCCCGCCACGAAGGCGTCCTTCCAAAAGAGCACGACGGCCTTGTCGGTATTCTTGAGATCGAAGGCCCCGTTCCAGGTGATGTGCGAATCGTCGGGGAACAGCAGGTAACGCTCGCCGGCAAACCATTGACCGCCGAAGCTGCCGTCGGCCGACAGGAACAGGAGAGACTTGTGGATCTCGGGCACGCGTTCCCTCAGGTTCCAGGTCGGCTTGCCCGCCGAAACCGACAATTCCTTGATCTTGACCCCGACCCCGACCCGCTCGGACAGAAAGCCGATGAGTTCGAGGGTCTCGCCGGCCCGCAACGCCAGATCGTCCCAGGTCAGACCCCCGAGTGTCTGCTCGAAGCCATGGCCCTGGGCATAGCCAAGACCGTTCAGGGACACCATTGCCGCATGGCGGTAGGGCGGACGATCTCCGCCCAGCGCGAAGGCGACCTGGTCGTCCTCGGCGACCGGCACGTCCAGCCGGGTCAGGAAATGCTGGGGCACCCAGAGATCGTCGCGGGTCCGGTCCAGGTAGCCCCGAGCCGGCAGCGAGCTGATCGTGAGTACCGATCCGTGATCGAACGGCACCGCCGAGCCCACCGTGAGCCGAAACTCTCCCAGAGCCCACTGATCGGTACCCTGGCCTTCGAAGTAACGCAGGCCATCGACATGGACTCGCACGTCACCTGCCCGACTGGGCACGACCGACAGTGTAAAGGTGCGGTTGCGACCAGGCCTGAGGGCGAAACTCTGCTGGGCGCATAGCCCGGCGCTGTCGCGCGTGCGCGGGTAAACCGCCACGATGCTCGCCCCGGCGCGCAGCCGGACCGACGGGTGGGTAAACGTCAGTCGATTGCCCGCTACACGCAAGAAGCCAGCCGCCTGCGGATAACACGATCCTTCGTAGTAGAGCTCAGCCCGGTCGCCCACGGGTATCCCGTCGAGCCGGAAATCGACCTGACCGGTCGCGGTGACGACGTGACGCTCGGCGTGCAGTTGACCGGCAGCGGTCGACTGACCCAGGACCTCGACGACCACCTGTTTGCCCGGCGGCAAGGGCGGGAGGTGCCAGGATAGCGTCGAGCCCCTGACCGAGACGTCGGGCATAAAATAGGTCTTGCGATCGACGATGGCCGTCAGAATACCGGCCGGATTCGGAGTGAATCCGAGCGCAAAGGTCGCCTGGCCTGACGTGGCCACTGTGACCGTCACGCGCTGATGCGCGAAGCCTTGGTTCTCAGCCGGGACGGGCAGCGACGCGAACGGGATGTCGGACGCCCCACGGTTGATGGCCATGGCTAGACCTGCATGCGCGCGTGCGGGTAGGTCAGGAAGGCCTTGGCGGGATCGTCGGCCGTGAACGCCCCCTCGTTGCTGACGACCGATAGGCCATAGAGCGCCCCGTCGAGTTCGACCAGGCTCATCCAGGCCATGAAGCCGCCATTGGGCACCACCACGCCCGCGCCCAGGGTGATGGTGCCATCGAGCGCAAGGTCCATGCCTTCGAGCGGTATGGGTCCGCTCTGAGGCAGGGTGAGGATGTCCCGGAAGGTCGTCTCGGGGTCCTCGTCGACGCCGACCAGCTCACCGGCCATGGACGGGAACTTCTCGGTAACCGGATCGACATAGGCCTCCGGAGTGTTGGCGATGCTCGAATTCGAGGCCAGCAGGTAGCCCCTGGCCGCCAGCTTGAAACTGTCGTCGGCCGTCACGGGCAGGGATGGCATCCCGGCGTAGTCGTAGGTCAGCAGGAGCGTCTCCTGCGCGCCCAGCGAACTGGCCCGCAGCAAGGGGAGCTTGAGACCGTAGGCCCCCGCCCGCAACTGGTAGACCTGGCCACCGAGAGTCTCCCACTTGGTCTGTTCGGGCGCCGGCAACGCCAGGTACTCGGCGCTGGAAATCGTCAGATCGATCTGGACGCGGTTACGATCGAAGCCGCCGTAGGTGCATGGGTATAGCCGATCGTCGACATAGACGCCACCCACCTTGTTGCCGCCGCTCTGGTGGACGAATCCCAGCGCGCCCAGCAGGACCGAGTTGGCTGGCAGTGCCAGGCCGTAGCCGGTCGCGCCGCCCGCGATTTCCAGTTCCTGCCAGCTGGCGATTGCCAGATCGTCGAGACTGCGATTGCGCGGCCGGTAGTTGGCCACCTGGCCGCCCAGCGCCAGCACGACCTTGACCTGCCGGCCAGCCACGATCACGTCGGCGAATTCCAGGGAATGATTCTGCTCTCCGAGCTTGAAGGTCTGTATACCGACCACGTCCCCGAGGATCTCGGCCGAGATGGGCCCGAGCACCGCCCGGCCAGCCAAGGACAGCGGGATACTGATGGCATTGGTGCCGTTGGCCACGAAGACCTTCTCGATGGCGACCGCGTCCCCCTTGGTCGTCGCACCGACGGGTGTACGCAGCTCGGTGCCGTCGGCCACCACGACCCGCGTCTCGGGCACGGCGCCGTCGACCAGTTGAACGTCAGTAGCCCCGCGGATCGCGCCGTAGACCGTGACGGGCACATGGGCCAGGAAACTTCCAGCACTCTGCCGGACCCGGTACGAAACGCAGACCGTGCCGGCTGGATCGTAGTCGGGATCCTCGATGTCGAACAGGATGGATGCCGAATCCGGGCTCTCGCCCACCGACCAGGGGCCCAGGACCCCGACCGGCCCGCCGCTGCCCAACCAGGTAAGGGCAGTGACGGGCTGATCCGATCCGGGGCCGCCAAGGTAGAGATGGCCGTCGACGGGCGCGTTGATGATCAAGGTCTTGGACCCGTCCTCGTAGGTCACCAGGGCGTCGGTGTAATCGCCTGAAACCGCAAAGTGCGTACCCACCCAGTAAGGATCGGCGCCCGGCGTCCAGCGCCGGCGTATGCCATCGGCCGCTCCCAGCCAGTTGGCGCCATCAACCGCCTCGGGAGCGATGGCCTCGACCTGGAGCGGCCGCTTCGAATAGTGGCCAGCCACCAGGCTCGACGCGCCCATCTGGTTGGGGTGATTGGCACGCAGGACACTGTCGACGACCTGGCCGAGCAGCATGGAGTAGTTGAGGCTGCCGAAATGCAACACCGGGGCGACCACCTCGATTTCATCCTGGTGGAAACGATCGTGGCGCTTGTCGTCCGGGCGCGTGGGATTGCCGTTGTTCAGGCCGCCACCGGCCAGGTTGGAAACCAGGTAGGGATCGCGATTGAAGCGCGAGACCAGAGCGACCGGAACGGCCCAACTCTCGCCGTCCGACGACGCCCCATACGCGCTCTTGTAGTAACCGCCCTCGGCGAGCGCGTAGGCGCCGCCGCCGATCGCCACGACTGCCGGATTGGCCATGAGCTTCTCGGCCCGATCGTAGGCAACCCCGGCTGCCACTGTGACGCGCACGCGGGTGGCTACATAGCCCACGCCCGTCAGCGGCACGTAGAACGATCCGTCGGTGGGCGGCGCGGCCAGGATCACCCGCCAGGCCTCCAGGAACAGGAGATCCGTGCGCACTCCAGCAAGCGGTGCCTCGGGTAATACGACATGCTGGGTAGGGACCGGGAACATCACGCCATTGAGTATGGCCAGGTTGGCCGCGATGTCGAGCTGATTGGCCGCCTCGGCGCCCGAGACCGCCAACGGCCGCGCAAACCCCGAGCGGCGCGCCTTGCGGTGCAACTCGACCTCGGCGCCGGTCTGGATGTTCGCCTGGGCGATTTCGTTGGCCAGGATCCACAGCAGATCCTGGCAGCCGGCCATGCCGTCTGTCACGTCGGCATAAGCCGCCAGTACGCCCAGTTCGGTCGAATAGGCCGTGCCCGAGCCTACCGCGCCGGTATCCTGATTGACCCAGACGTAGATCCGCTCATCGACCAACTGCGTGACATCGTAGCTGAACGTCGCCTCGGCCAGAGTCTGGAGCACACGGTAATGCTCCCTGCCTCCCGAGACCAGGCGCAGGAAGACCTTGAAGGGCGCCACCGCAACCTGTTGCCCAAGACCGTTGATGTCGCCCGCATTGATGAGCACGACATTGTACTGGGCTCCGCCGCGCAACCGCAGCTCGGCCTGAAGGACTTCCGAGAGGACGGACATCGAGACCAGCGGACCGTTAAAGGCCGCGTCCCCGAAGTCCATGCCCGCATCGTACAGATCGCCGGGCGCCAGGGGGTCTGGTGTGTCTATGACCCGGCTCTGGGTGCGCTCGTCGGTTGCCAGGGATAGGTCGGCCATGGCGTCGGAATTAGCCCCCCAACTGACCTTGGCCAGCACGATGTGGGTATTGGCCGCCTGGGGTACGACAGTGACTTCCCGGGTGTCGTCGGGCTCGAAGACCACATAGGCCGACCCGGCGGTCGCCGGCAAGTCGAGCCCGAAGATGGGCGGATCCAGATCGCTGGGGCGGTAGACCGTCGCGGCGAAGCCCGCTTGCCCGAAGCGCACCGAGATCTCGCGATCGCCGATCGCCAGGTTGTCGCCGCCCTTGTCGCGCATGATGGCCGCACCCACCACGAGCTTGTCGGCACTGGGATGCTTGCTGACGACCCCGCCTGCATAGACCCCGTAGGTCCCGTTGACCGGCATCAGGCTACCTCACGAAGACGATTTGCCAGGAGACCGTCAGGCGCAACCGGGCGAACTTGTCGAGGGGCGGGAAGGTGAAGCGCGCGAACAGCTTACCGTTGCCGCTCTTGAGCCCCACCTCGCTGAACTGCTGGCCGGTTCCCACTCCAGGAGCCATCGTACTGGTGAAGACCACGCTGTCGACCGTCGGATAGGCCGCCGGGCTGATGACCTCGGTGGCCAGCACTTCGTTTTCGAGGGCCTCGTCGGTGGCGGCCGGCTCGGTGGCGCCATCCCCCCAGCCGACGCTCGTGACGAACCCGCCCTCGTCGCCGGCCAGGGCCCGGGCCAGGATGCCGCGTGCGTCGTTGACGATGGTATTGTACGCGTAGCAGTAGGCGACCTGGCCGTGATCGGGGGAAAAAATGTCGTCGACCACGCCCTTGATCTCGACCCGGCCGAAGACGGGCCGGCGCAAGCGGCTGATGTGCTTGATGAGGCCGCCAACGGCGCCGATAGCACGTTGTAACCAGTCGCGCACGCTGCCTTACTCCATGAATGTGGTCCTACCAGTTGAATTATAGAATCGCCGCCGGTCAGGCCAGATGACCCAGGTCGGGCCGGTACTTCTCGATGATGGCGCGAAAACGCGTCCTGGTGCGATCTATCAGCTTCTTGATGGCCGCCGGAGTCTTGCCCACCTCCAGCCCGAAACCCCGAGATCCAGCGGTCGCGTCCAGCCCGTCGGGGGTCGCAACGATTTCCGAGACCTCGCCGGCGATGTCGCGCTCGTCGAGGGGCACGGTGTGGTGATAGAGTCCGTGGAATGCCCCGAAGACGCTGCCCTCCATCGCTGACAGGTGGCTGACCAGCTGATTGAGCGATTCGACCGTCTCGTCGCTGACCAGGTACTCGACCAGATCCGAGCCGATGGGCAGATCGGTGACCTGGGCGTAGCCGGTGTCCTCCTTCTGACTGTCGGGGGCATGGCTCACATCGGTCGGGTGAATCGACAATGCCCCGCCCAGCAGTGCCTGAATGTGAATGGCCTTGGTGGTGCCGAGCATGCGCAACTCGTCATGGAGGGCCGCGGCGCTCTCGGGATCCGGGGCCGAGGTCACCACGACGGCATTTTCTGGGATATCGTCCTCGGGGCCTATCAACAGCAGCTTGATTTCAGTGGGTTCCGGTTCTTTTTTCAGTTTTTCCGGCTGACCTTCCGGATCTTCCGGGTTTTCCAGGAATTCCGTACGACTGGGCACGAGCTTGCGGGTCCTGGCCTTCTTGGCGACCGTCACGCGCACGACCTTCCATGGGAGATCCGGGGTGAAGGTCTCGCAGGCGTGCCGGTTGAGGATCTTCTTGAGCTTCATGATGTCCTGGAAGGGCACCTTGGCGGCATAGCCCATCTCCGAGAGGTACTTGACGATTTCCTTGCGGACATGCCAACCGGCAAACGTCAGCAACCGGTAGCCCTGGGACATGTCGAAATGCCGGATTCCATGGAGGAGGCCCAGGATGGCCGACTGCTCCAGGTCCGCATGCTCGACCCAGGTCGGGGCCGTGAAGCGGTTGATCATCGTGGCGACAAAGGGCCGATGCGCCTCGATGAGCTCCTGGACGGCCCACTTGGCTGCCCGCGCATCGGGCCCCTGGGCAACGGCCAGCAGTTCGTACTCGTGCTTGGCCGTGATGACCTTGTGCGGTTTCAAGCAGCGGGACTCTTTCCGGCCTTGGCGGCCTCGTAGGCACGATCGCAACCCAGCGGCAACCCGACGTCATGCCCATGGTGGTAGCCGATCTGGGGATCGCGCCGGTAGCCGACCGCCGCCCGGGCCGGTCGCCAGGCCTCGCCCCCGAACGGCGACTGCTTGGGATAGCACAAGGTGTAGAGCACGGCCCAGAACGCTTCGAGCTGGTAGTCCGCCGGCACCTGGGGCAAGAAGCGCACGTGCTCGACCGTCATGCCGCCAGGCGCGAAGGCGAAGACGAGCTCCTCGATGGCAAAACCGCGATCCGCCAGGTCCTTGAGGGCGCATTCGATACCGATGCAAGCGTCGGCGAACTGGCCACCCCCTTCGCGCAACGCGGCCGCAATGGCCTCTTGGAGGTAGTCGGCTGCGTCGGATTCGGTCACGAGGCCGGCTCCTATAATCCCAATGGATAGGGTGGGACCGCAGAAAAAACGGTCCTACCACAGAGTTTACCAGTCAACCAAGGAGCTCCGCAACCATGATTGCCAGGTACGTCCGGCCAGGCGTCGAGATCCAGCAGGTCTTCCTGTCAGCCAACCCCACGCTGGTAGCCCCCGACCTGCCGACGGTCGTCGTGGGTCCGAACTACCAAATCGTCGAGGGCGGCGAGGGCGCGGCCTATGCGGGCGCCGAACTGGCCCTGGCCTACCCGGACCTCGAAGCGGGCGCCATCATCCTGGAAGACGAGGTGGGCGTCAAGCTCTCGGCCGTGATCAACAAGGTCATGGGCCAGGCCGATTTGACCTGCGACGTGGCAGACGATGCGCTGACCATCGAGCCGGGCGAGAATGATCCCACCTTCGAGGCGACGGGCGTGGCGGTGGGCGATAGGATTGCCATCACCAAGGACAACGCGACCTACAGCGTCAAGGTCAAGGCCGTGGTCGACGCCACCACGCTGACCATCGACAAGGATCTCGATCTGGCTGGCGCGGCCTTCCTGATCACCCGGCCGCATGCGGCCTTCTACATCCCGGTCGACTCGCTGACGGTCACGGCCGACGACGTGACCATCGCCGCAGACCTGATGGTCGACGACCTGTCGGTCTACAGCGCGACGGCCACGGTCGATTACCGGGCGTTGCGCACCGGTACGGCCAACAAGCTGACGACCGTCAACCGGGCCAGCGACATCACCGCCAAGCTCGGGAAAATCGACGAGCTCAACCCGTTGGCCCTGGGCGCCTCGTTCGCCAAGGCCAACACGGTCAGCTCGGTGCTGGCCATGGGCATCGAGGGCACCGACGCGGCCGACTGGCTAACGGCCCTCGGCTTCTTGCAGAACGAGGACGTCTACACGGTGGTCCTGCTCACCCAGGACAGTGCCGTCCAGTCCCAGGTCAAGGCCCATGTCGACGGCATGTCGGTTCCCGAGAAGAGCCGTTTCCGCATCGGCTTCATCAATCTGGCCCACCCGCGCGAGTCGGTTGCGGCCGAACCGCTCACCCAGGCCTCCCTGGTCCGGGCCGGCGGGGTGGTCAGCGTCTCGCATGCCCAGGCCAATTTCTCGGGCAACGTCCTGGCCGGCGACTACGTCATCGTCACCAAGCGCACCGCCGCCCCGGCGACCGCCGATCCGACCCTGGAGGGGGCCTACATGGTCTCCTCGGTCAAGAATGACAGCACGTTGGTCGTCGAGTCCAAGCAGTACACCGGCTCGAATGGCACGTACAGCTTCGTCAAGAATCTCACGCAGGATTTCGCGGCCAACTCGGTTGACATCAAGGTGGTCCGGGTCCTCGACAAGGACGGCCAGGCGATGGCCATCGCCCGGACCGCCGATTCGTACGGCGACCGCCGGATCTTCTACATCACCAACCACGAGTGCGCGGCCACCGTTGGCGGCCAGGACCTGGTGCTGCCGGGCTACTACCTGTGCGCGGGCTTTGGCGGCATGAACGCCGGCAACCCGCCCCACCAGGGCTTCACCAACCTGGGCCTGCTGGGCTTCAAGAAGGTCCACTACGGGTCGAAGTACTTCAACGAGGATCAGTGCCAGCTCATCGCGGGATCGGGCGGTTGGCTGGTTATGCAGGAAACCGACGAGGGCCTGCCCTTCGCCTACCTCCAGACCTCGACCGACAACAGCACCATCCAGCGCCGGGAGCTGTCCATCACCAAGACCCTCGACTACTACAGCAAGGGCCTCAAGGCAGTGGTGGGTCGCTTCATCGGCCCGTACAACATCGTCGACGAGACCCTTACGGCGCTGCACAACGGCATCGAAGGCTTCCATCAGGGTCTCAAGAGCACGCGGTACGACAAGATTGGCGCGGTGCTCCTATCGGCCGAAATCGTCGAGATCAAGCAGGACGATCTCGAATCGGATACCACCCGCATCACCACCCAGGTCGACATCCCGACGCCCTTCAACCGTGCCAAGGTGCGGGTCGAAGTCCAGTCGTAGGAGGAGCAGGTAGATGGGTTCGCTTTCAGAGTTCCTGGCCCAGGAGAACTTCTTCAAGGACACCGCCCTGGTGGGTGGCAGCACTCCGAACCTCGACTTCGCCAACAAGTTCGTCCAGTTCAACGACGACCCGCTGCGGGTAGCCTCGGGCGAGGCATCCATCCTGTTTGCCGGGCCGCCCATCCTGGGCAAGCCGGCTGGCGACTTCGCCAGCCTGCTCATGCCCATCGGCGGCGTCCAGGGCATCCAGGACGGGGGCACGGCCAACGTGGTGCCCTATCGCGAGGTGGGCTCGAAGCTCAAGCGCGCCGCTCGCGCCAGCGCCGACTACCGCATCAGCATCGGCAAGGTCGTGACCTGGCACTCGAACCTGCTCCACGCGTTCTACTCCTGGATCCCCAAGCTGACGAGCAAGACCACCACGTCGAAAGAACTGGAGATGCTCCTGGCACCGGGCAGCCCCAACGCGGGCGGCGGCAGCGATTCGACCGAAAAGAAGGAGGTCGGCCTGGGGCACTGGATCAACCTGGATTCGGACATCTTCGCCGTGCCATTCGGCTGCCTGTTCCTGACCGTCACGGGCGGCGGCGAGATCCTGTCGCAGGAGTACTGGGAGCGCTGCCTGATCGCCGATCTCGGCAAGACGACCGGCGCGGGCCAACCCATGATCCAGGAGCAGGTCAGCCTGATCGTGGGCCGGAAGGTCCCGGCCGGCAACATCGCGGTCGGCATGACGGGGGCCAAGTTCAAGATCACGACCGGCAACGTCCCAGCCTCCAGATAGGCGGCAGAAATGGCCGGCCTGCGAGATCTCGACGGGCGCCGCTACGACGCCTTCACGAGGCTGGGCGACAGCGAAGCCCCGCCTAATCCGACCTCCAAGGTCGTCTGGCGAGACGAGCTGGCGGGAGACCTGCCCAACCCGGCCTTCACCTTCCTGCTCTCGGGTCCGCCCGAGGCGGCCATGGCCCATGTCGGGTCCATGACCCCCATCGGCATGGTGCAGGGCATCCAGTACGCCACCGCCCGGCAATCGGCCGACATCCCCGAACTGGGCGCCAAGCACTACCACACCTTCGGGTCGCGGTTCAAGCACAACATCACCATCGGGCGCATCTGGGCGCGATCGGCCAATCTGCTCGGAGCCCTGTACCGCTGGCACATCCGGCAACTCACGACCGATAACGTCCAGGGCGGAAGCCCGGGAGCCAGGCTGATGTACGACCCGGCTTACCGGCAGCCCGTCGAGGCCAAGGCGCCCACGGTACCCGCAAGGGATCAGGGGCGAAGCTACCAGATCATGAGCGTCGATTCCGACCTGCTGGCCATCCCGCTGGGCCTGTACGTGCTCTACCTGACCGACGACGGCCAGGCGATCGCCGGCGAGTTCTGGGAGCGCTGCATGGTCATGCAGCTCGCCCGGGCGATCGACGTCAACAACCCGCTCATGCTGGAGAACATGCAGCTGGTCGCCCGGCGCGTGGTCCCTATGCTCTTCGGGGCGCCCTCGGGCGGCTTTGCTCGCCAGAAGGTGATCATCCCGGATCGCTCCGAGGGGCCCGACTTCCGCCCACCCCCGCGCCCCGCCATGGAATCGGCCTAGGCTTCGAGGCGCGGCAACGGACCGACGTCCGGTGCCAGCCGGGGCAGACCCATGTCGGGCAGGACGGACTCGGACGACGTGTCAGGACCAGACGCCGGTTTCGGGGTTGCGCGTGCCAGGTCCTGCTCCAGTCGCCGAAGGTCGATACCCGGGCCCATCCTCCGCACCGCCGAGCGAATCCTTTGCCATGGCTGCATCGAGCACCTCCGCGAAGACCGTCTCGAAATCCCGGCCCTCGACCGGATCGAGATACCACATCCGGGATCTGTCTGGAAAGGCGAAGTCGGGGATGGGCAGGCGCGCCAGCGGCCCACCGATGTCGGCTTCCTTGATCGTGAGGATCTGGCGCACGCCATAGCGCCGGCGCTCGGTGCGCTGGACGCCCGTGACGTGCCAGACGTGGTTGGGCGGCACCATCTCGACCAGCACATCCTCGGGGGCGATGAGCGTCCAGTTGCTGGTCCAGCAGTTCCCGTTGGAATTCTCGCTGATGATTTCCTCGCGCACCTCGACCCCCTGGCTCTTGAGGGCCTGGATGCCGATGTAAAAGGGGACCGGTGGGTAGTAGCCGCCCTCCAGGCCAACCCCGAAGCACACGGTGCAGTTGCTTCCGGCCGGCCCGCGCACCGGATCGCGCGCGCAGCGCGTACAGCGCTTGCCGCTGCGCCGACGCGCGTAGAGCAGGGCCGGCACGCCATCGAAACGGGCCAGCTGGAAGCGCTCGCGCCGCCCGAAGCGCAGGGCCGCATCGTCGGGGGCCACCGACAGCGCCGCGACGTTCGAGACCACCCGCTCGCCCTCGACGATGGCCTCAACCCGGTAGAAAAGTGGATCGAACTTGCCGTGACGCACGATGCGATCGACGTAGGCCAGGGCCTTGACGGCCCCCACCGGCTCGAAACCCGTGACGGCGCTGCCCGAGCGCTGGACCTCGAAGCGCACGTCGTCCTCGATGTCCTCGGAGGGCTCCCAGCGCAGCGCAATGCGATCGTGCGACACGAAGAGCGTCTGGAGCCGGATCTCCATGGCCTAGAGCCAGCCCCAGCCGCCGGGCGACCCGACCCCCGACCAGCCGTTGGCGACGTTGAGGCGTGCCTTGAGCTTGTTCATGCGATCGTCGTTGCGCGCCTCCTCGTGGCGGGCGATTTGCAGCAATGGCTGCCATTGCTCGTGGATGGGCACCTGCAAGCCGGCATCCTGGGCCGACCATTGCTGGCGGGCATGCCAGGTGTAGAGCTTCTGGAGGGCGCCCGCGACGGCCATGTCTTCGAGCAGTTTCCGATCGGGGAAGTCCTTGGGCCCATACTGGGTGAACATGGGCGGTGCGGCATTGAACTCGGCGATGGCGTCGACCACGCAGTTGCAGTACTCGTCGTCGGTGAGCTCGTAGCGCACCAGCTCGTTGAGGTGCGGGTAGTCGCGCAACTCGCCCCGCACGTCCTCGATGGTGATGGCCACCTGGTCCATCACGTCGGCCGGAATCGGCACCTTGGCCTGGTTCTCATCGAGGGTGTAACCCTTGATGAGATCCTTGGCGCCGTAGGTGGGCATGGTAGGGTCCTTTCACCAGCAGGCGCCCGCGGCCGAACCGCGAGCGCCGGGCTGTTGTCGGGTGTCTAGGGGGGGGCGTCGGTTATCTCTTGCCGCGCCGCCGCGGCTTGGCGCTGACCCGCTCGGGCCCCATGGCCTCGGGCTCGGGAGACTGATCGTCGGCGTCGGTGGCCAGCGGGTCGTCGACCAGGATGGCTGGACCTTCCGGGGCCGGCTCGGGCGCCGGTGGCGAGGCGGCTGCCATGGCCGGCTTAGGCCTGGGCTTGGCCTCGACCTTGACGGGCGCCGGGCCGATGGCAATCCGGGGCGGATTGGCTTCCAGCCAGCGCCGGCCGTGATGGCGCAGCCAGTGGTCGAACTGGCGCTGCTCGATGTCCCGGCCCTGGCCCGGGCCGATGGACTTGCCGGCCACGACGATCGTGGCGCGATCGAGCAGATTGGTCACATAGGGCATGCCGCTTCCTCGCTCTGTAGGTCCTACCACTTGAATTATAGGCCGCCGCCCTGCGAGGGGCGACGGCCAGACCAGGCTCGCGGGCGCCGACCTAGGTCAACGTCTGCTTGAGCACGCCGCGCCGGTTCATGATTGACCGACCGATGATTTCGCGCGTATTGGTCGAGAGGATGCCGTCCTCGAACTTGAGCCACTGCTCGGCGTCGGCGAGCATCTTGGCGACGCCCAGGTACTTCTGGGGGGCCAGGTAGTATAGTATGCCTTCTGGGATGACGTCCGAATTATTCGTCGTCGCCCAGACAAGGCCGAACCAGGACTTGTAGCTCGTAGCGTCGCCCTTGGCGCCGTGTTCGACGATCGGCTGCATCACCAGCGAGCCCACTTCGCTGCTATTCCAACGAAGGATGTCTGCGTACGTCGCTTCGTGCAGCGCTACGCTCTGGACCATCAGTCGATTCCGGCTGACGGCCTTGAGCGCCTCGGACAGGGCGTCCTTGCTGAACGGGGCTGCGCTGGAGATGTCGTTGTCGTCACCGACCGAAGCGACACAGCGCTCGAAAGCGTTCACCAGGAAGATGTCCTCGACCGCGAGGATGTCATTCTTGGCGACGCTTTCGACAAAAGTTCGTATCGGGTAGTTGTTGGCGAGCAGCTGGGTCTCGGTCAGGCGGATCGTCTTGGTCTTGATGGGTTTGAAGTACACCGGCGCGACGCTCGACCGGAACCAGAGATCCTTGGACGGCTGCATGAAGTCGACGGCCGTCGCCAAGTACTCGTTGAACTGAACGGCCACCGGCACGAAAATGACCGGCACGTCGGGATAGTCCTTGTCGGTCGACAGCTGCATGGGCGTCACCGGCTCGAAGGGGAGCAGGCGACGGCCGATGCCGTCTTCCCGGAGCAGGGTCAGGACGATGTCCTCGTTGATGGTGTTGGCCACCTTCTCGCGGCCCGCTTCGCCGTTGCGCAATTCGAGCAAAAGGCCCTGATTGAGCGTCCGGGCGTCTGCCATGTCACTCATTGTTCGTTTCTCCTCGTTGCTGCGCTTACAGCGTGATGCGCGCGGCGATTGAGCTCGCGCCGACCACTGTCGCCGGAGCCAGGACCTGCCCGATGACCGTGTCGTTGTCGCCGGCCACGTCGAGCTTGCCGTTGGTGATGGTGAGGTTGGCGCCGGCCGTGTAGTCAGCCAGCTGGGTGCCGCCGTCGGCGATGGTGAGCACCGCGCTCGGCCAGACGCCCTCGATGGTGCCGGCCAGGCCGGTGGGAGTGTCGGTGCGATCCTCGCCCGGGAATGCGCTGTTCTCGTCGACGATCGCGATGATGCGCTCGGAAAACGCCGTGAAGATGAGCACGCGCTTGCCGGCCGCGGTGTCGGCCGAGACCCACTTGCCCTGGCCGTCCGGCTTGAGGAACATTCCGTCCTTGATCGCGGCCGCCACGTCGACGGTACTCGCGAGCGGGCAGGGCTGCTTGTAGTAGTTGCCGGCGATCAGATCGAACTTGCCATCGTCGATGGTCTTGCGCAGATCGCCCGGCTTACCGAAACTGATAGGCATGGTCTTTGCGTCTCCTCGTTAGAGCCCGGAATGGCCGCGATAGGCGTCCAGGCACATCTGCTCGAACCCGTTGGTCTGGGGCTTGCCGGGCGTCTCGGCCCCGACGGCCTCGCCCAGTCCGGCGGTCTTGAGATTCTCCTGACCGCGCAGGAAGGCCGAGAACAGCGTCTGGGCATCCTCGGGGCTGCGTAGGTAGGTGTCCTCGAAGATCCGCGCGTGCTTGTCGAGCTCGGCATCCGCGATGACCCCGGCGTCGACCAAGTCGCGGGCGTACTTGGCACCATTGGCCATCGCCGGGATGCGTTCGAGCAGGTCGGCGGCGGCTTGCAGGTGCGCACTGGCACTCATGGACTCGTGACTCCTCTTTTCTTCCAGGTGCCGGGCGATTTCGGTTCCGCCGTAGGCCGCCGCCGCGTCGGTGGCGATGTTGCGAACGGTCTTACCGGCTTCGCCCGTGAGGCTGGGGACTCGCACCCCGTGGAAAGTCGTGGCGAAATCCCTGTTCTTGCGGGCTTTTGCCACCAGGCTCCGGATGTCCTCGCTGGGATTATAGTGATTCTCAATGAGATCCCGGAGGTGATCGCGCAGTACTTTTTCACGCCCTGGGTCCGTTTTTCGGACGTTTTCGAGTTTTTTCGCGATTCGCTCCCAATCCTCGGCGCGCACCGTGAGATCCTCGCGCCGCACGAAGGCCCGGTGACGTGGCGCCAAGGCGAAATCCACCTTCTCGCCCAGGCGCGCCAGGGCCGCCCCCCATTCGCGGGGATCGGCCGCGGCGGGCAGCGATCGGCCCGTGAACTCGCGACTGACGGCCGAGATGGGCCGGTACAGCACATGATGGCCGATGTCGGCCAACAGGCTGCCGTTCTCGGGCCGGACCAGCAGGTCGTGGATGTCGGCCCGCATCGCGGGACCCCCGGGGCCTAGGCCAATGGAGGCTGGTTGCAGAGCTCCATGAAGATCAGGTCCTCATAGATGCCGGCCAGCTTCTCGGTGTAGATCGGGTCGAACCCGGCGGCCGCAGCGCCCGGCACCGTGCCGGCGGCCTTCTCGGCGCCCAGCTGCATGGCCGCGGCGCGGAGTTCGGCGGCGACCTTGCCCAGCGCTTCTTCGATCTTGGGATCCATGGGGATGATCTCCTAAGAGGCGGCGTAGCCGGCGTTGAAGGCGGCCTGCTTGTCGAGTTCGAACAGGATGGCGTCGAACTCGGGATCGGCGGCGGCGAGTTTGTCGAGCTGGTCGTAGAAGGCCGTGTTGAAGAGATCGGAAGCCGCGTCGTCCTGGGCATAGGCGCTCTTGACGGCCAGTTCTTCCCAGTAGGCGTTGTTCCAGGCGATCTCGGCGGCCGATTTGGTCTGCTGGAGCTCGGGGACCGCGCCCTGATTGGCCAGCAGGTTCTGGTAGGCGGTGTAGGGATCCATGTCTTCCTCCTACTGGACGGAACCAGCGGCGTAGCCGGCGTTGAAGGCGGCCTGCTTCTGCTGCTCGAACAAGAGGGCGTCGAACTCGGGGTCGGCCGCAGCGAGCTTGTCTATCTGATCGAAGAAGGCCTCGTTGAAGAGGGCCTGCTTGGTCTGGGGATCGAAATCGTACTCGGCGGCCTCTTTGGCGACCAGGTCGCCCAGCAGCAGGTTGCGCTCGGCCAGGGCCGCGTTGTAGCGGGTGATGGCCGCGGTCGCGTACGCCGCCTTGATGTGATCGGGCAGATTCGCGATGTCCTGCGCGATCTTCTCGGCCGGGACTTCCGGATTGCCCTGGCCGGCCGCCTTGATCTCCGGGGCGGCCGGGTCGATCGCCGGAGTCTCGGCGGGTGCCGCCGCAGCGGCCTTGGTGACCTGTTCCTGCTCCATTGCGGTCAGGAGATCGTCGAGGTAGCTCATGGTTTTTCGCAGGGCCTCCTGTTCGAATTATAGAGTGGTGGTATTACCAACGCCGGTGGCGGACTCGATGCCGCCCGCCAGCGCCCGCACGGCCGGCGGGAAGAGTGCGTAGTCGACGACCGCTCCGGCCCCCTGACCGATCAGACCGGCCGGCCCGCGGCCCGGGTAGGTGAAGAAACCCACCAGCGCAGGGATGGCCGACGGATGCCGCTCATCGCCTTCGGCCGCGGCCTTGGCGCGGGCCATGTACAGCTCGTAGGGCGTCATGGCAGGGCGATCCCCAGGCTGCCGTACCCGCACGATCCGGTCGCCGCCTTGTAGAGCCCGTGGTAGATCCCGAGCCATCGGGCCTGCTCGGCCGAGACCGCCGCGGGTTCTGGATGACGCGCGCCGCTCTTGAGCAATCGGGCCGACAGATGCGGCTCGCGGTAGCTACGGGCCCAGGCATAGGGTTCTAGCCAGCCGTGGGCCAGGGCAATCTTGGTCCGGTCGGTATCGAGCAGGGGGGTCTGGGCCAGCTTGGCAATGCCCGGCACGTCGCAATCCGGCCGGGGCGGCGTCGAGACGACCAGTTCGTCGAGATCCAGTGCTGCCACCTTGGCCGCGGGCCCGAAGACCACCCCGAGCAGCTCCGAGGGCCGCAGGGCCATCCCGAGCTGCTCGCAAGCCGCCAGCGCGTTGCCCAGGCCCAAGCCGGCCAACTTGTCCAGCACGAAGCCCGGCAGGGCCGGCTCGCGATCGTAGAGCCCCACCAGGTGGTCCAGGGCGATGTCGGCCGGCAGGTCGAGATCCTTCTTGACGATGGTGGCGTCCTTGGAGTTGCGACCTGTATTCTCAGAAGCGACCTTCATGAGCAGCATGGCCTCGGGCGCGGCCGGACTCTCGACGAGGCTCTCGTCGAAAAAGTCCGGGAAATCATTTATCATCACGACAGCAACGCCGTCGGGACGTATCTGACGCAGGGCATAGTCGGGAGAGCCTGGGCGCAGATGACCGCAGTATTGCCGGCGTGTCGGGGCCAGGTTGCCGCAGAGCGGGCAGCGATCGTAAGGCACACGCGCCGCCATTGATGTTGCGACGTTAAGTCCTCGGTCTGCCCGCTCGGCCCACTTGCGCCCCCGGGTGCGATCGAAGCTGATGAGGTTCTCGACCCGGTGCATGCGCGGGTTCCAGAAGGTGTCAAGCACGTTACCCAGGGCCGTCCTGGGGTCCTTGTTGCGGTGCTCCTCGAAGACGTGGGCCTTGCGGAAGGTCGTATAGCCCCAGGTCTTGGGCAGGCGATGGGCGTAGCGATCGAAGAAGCTCATGGGCACGTCGGCTGGTGGCCGGCCCAGGAGGGCATTCTCGGGCCACGCGTCGCCGTTGTTGTTGGGCCCCCAGTGCTCGGTCGACCCCAGGCCGATGACCAGCAGGTAGCACTTGCCCTTCTCGGGCACCACCTCGCTGGCGGCCTTGACGGCTTCTTCGGCCGCGGCGGTCTTGACCTTGCCATGGCCCAGGCGATCGTCGACCTCCAGGCGGCCACGGCACTCGACCAGGGGCACGCTGTGCTGCTCGCCCTCGCCCAGGTAGTCGTGCTCGCCGGGCGTGACGAACTTGACGAGATCGTCGCTCATCGTTGGGAGCCAACCGGCCCGAGGGCAATCGGCTTTGGCGTGGGGCGACCCAATGGTCCCCCCATCCCCCAGTCGGCCCGCGTCGGCCGGGCATAGTGCTGCGGCAACAGCGCCGCTAAATCGCCGCGGGCGCGAAGTGACGCCCTGCCATCTGCCATGATGGCCATTCCTTCATCCCATCCCAAGGGCGCCCCGGGAAGGGAGGGGTGTGGCATGCGGCCGCTATTGAAGAGCCTGGTAATTCGCTCGGCCTTGGGGTTGATCTGGGCCTTGGCGGCCATTACCTGGCTGACAGCCCGCTGGCGAGCCGCGGGGTAGACGCGATCCAATGCCCGAAATTCGTCGGCCTTCCTGGCGTAACCGACAGCATGTCCTACCCCCCGAAGGGCACTGTCCAGGAAGCCGGCCTCCTTGACCTGCTCGCGCGCAAACGCAAACCCCTCCCAGTAGAGCCTTCCGAGTTCAGCCTGCTTGACGACCCGGGCCGGAGAATCGGCGGGCACGGGGCGACCTTTCAACTTGGCCAGGGCGGCCGCCACGGCTTCGAGGCCGCGGCCCAAGTGGTCCTTGCCGATGATTTCCTGGGCGATTGGCCAGAGCGGATCGTCGGGACCGACCGGTCGCAAGGTACCGGGCGGCAGGAAGCCGGCGGCACGCTTGACGCGGCGGCCCGACCAGGCCAGGCGGTTCATCACCTGGGGTGATTGTGCAGCGCTGGCCTGCGCGGAAGCCATAGCCGCGGCGAACGTATCACGGTTCGTGCGATCCAGGGCGATCGGCAACCTGGCCGACCAGCGACCTCCGGCGTCGCCATGCAAGGCGTCGATGTGCGCGAAGGCATCGCTCAAAATGGGTCGACGAAACGTTCCATCGCCCGCCTCGGCAGCTGGCACGACTTGGGGTGTCTTTTGCCAGGCGCGCGTCAGCAAATCACGACTCTGTTGCGTGCGCACGGCGGCTTGTTGGGCCTTCTCGGCCCGCCGTGCCGCCTGGGTGGTGGGCATGTACTTGGCGATATCTCGCGCCGCCTCGGCCCCGAAAAGATGCTCATTAGCCCGGGCGCCCATCTGATGCACCAGCGTGTCCTGGCCCATCTGCATGAGTTTTGACCCCTGGGGGCCACTCGCGAACTCGAATACTTTCTCGAAAATCTGCGCCTGGCGTTGCGGATCGTTGCGCGCCGTGAGGCCATGGACCACCCCGAAGCCGTTCGCGGTGGTAAGGGCATGCATTTCGGTCGCCTTGCGCGCCGCGAGTAGATCAAGGACGGGCTCATGAGGAACGGGTTGCCCGGTCCGTAACTCGTCGCCCCGGATTTGCAGCCGATTAGCGACAGCATGGGGATCGACTCGCCGCAACGACCGAGACAAGCCCTCGACACCCTCGGCCCGATAAGGCGCGATGGCCTGCCCGATGCGATGCGCCCGCAGCAGCTGGGCCGGAGTGTCGGCCGTACGCAGGATTTGCGCCAAGCGCGTCGCGGCCACCTTCTCGGGCACCCCGGCGCCGAACTTGGGTGGCAGATGCTCCAGCAGATTGCCGGCCGGACGAAAAAGGCCAGCGGCTGGTCCATGGCTCGCCGGCAACGGCTCGAACAACGGCATGCCAGCCGAAAGGCGCCCCTTCTGCCGCATGTCTCTCGGATCGGCGGCGCCGAGCCCTAACTTCCTGGGGGGCGCCAAGCGCAGCGCGCCGTCCGGCAATCTCTCCACCAGCGGCGTGTTGAATTGCCGCATTTCATTCCGCTGACGCGCGTAAGACGCCTCCAGGGCCTCCTCGATGTCATCGGCCGCGCTCTTGTACCCCAGCTGCATGAGCAAGGCGTCCCGGTGCATGTTGGCCCGGTTGAACCCCGAGGCCGCCCCTACCAATCCGCCGATTGCCGATCCCGCCCCCATGGCCTCCAGGTTCCGCCTGAAGACCAACCCCGCCAGAGCCCCCAAACCCAGGCCCTTGACCGAGTCCTTGGCCACCTCACCGCCGGTGTAGGCAATGGGGTTGGTCAGGGGTTCGTTGGGGTCGCCGTAGCTCATGGGGTCCTTTACGGCCGATCGGCGGTCGGCCTTGGGAGACCGCCGCCGATCGGGCTTGCCTTGCTTGCGTAAGGGGAGGTTGTCAGGAAACCTGGAACCCGGCCGCCTTGAAGGCCGTGCCTTCCTGGTAGAGGGCCTCCAGGATGGCCTGGCGTTCGGCGGCTACGTCGTGGGCAGCCTTCCCGAAGAGCGCCCCGGCGCCCACCTGGGCGGCATCCATCGGGTACTGGGCGGCCAGCTGCTGCGCCCGGATGAGGGCAAGCTGCTTGGCGTTCGCGGCGCCCTGGGCGGCCAGCGGCAGGGCCGGCACCGGCGCCCCGGCGGCCATCGCGGCCGCGGTGGGCTGCCCGGCGTTCATGGCTTCCTTGGCTACCTGGCCGGGAAAGGGGGCATCCACGGCGCCTGCCGCCCCCTTGACCTCCAGGTACCAGGCGTTGGCGAACTCGCGCGCCTCGTTCTCGATCGCCGCGGCCTTGACATCCGCGAACATCTGGAGGCTGGGCGAGGTGCCGGGCGCCGGGTTCGACCAGCCGGCCCCGCCGTCGGCGCTGGGGTTCTGCATGATCGGTGCGGCTCCCTGCGCGGCGCGCTGGAGTGCGATCTGCGTGTTGGTGGCCATGGCCGGATTCGAGTCCATCGAACCGGTGGTCCCCGGGTTGGGGCCCGCACCGACCTGGCCGGGCACCAGAGCATCGACCGCCTGCTTCTGGCTCTGGGCCAGCAGCTGCTGATAGGCCGTGTACGGATCCATTAGTCGTCGTCCTCCTGGAAAAGTGATCTGACCTTCGAAGGAATTATAGAGATTACCCTCTTGGTCCTACGGCCTCCCATAGGCGTGAGCCAATGAGAGCCCGTGGTGGATGAAATTGATGGCATTGGACTCGGCCCCACGCGCCGCGGCGTCGATGGTGCCCTGGGCACTGATGAGATCCTTGAAGGCCCCGTGATCGACCCCGTCGTAGGCGATGAAGCGCTTGATCAGGTTGCCGACCACCAGCGGGTTCTCGGCGGTGCTCGGCGAGCCCTGGGCGATCGAGTCGAAGTAGAGCCGGACCTTCTCGGGCTTCTCGCGCTGGAGCTCGGGATAGACTTGAAGCATCTTGGAGTAGGACTGCTGGAGCTTGATCGAATCCGACAGCATCCCCACGCCCTTGAGGGCCAGCGCCCCGCCGGCCAGCATGCCGGCATGCTGGGCCAGCGCCCCGAAGCCCAGGGGCTTGGGCCGGGTGGCATACTCCAGACCCTTGAACGCCAGGCCCCCCAGAGTGCCGATGGCACCAACCGCGGCATTGGTTCGCCCCATCCAGTCGGGCCTGAAGATGCGCTGAGCATCGGTATACCAGGGCATATTACCCCTCCTGGAGCTGGACCAGATGGTCCCGGACATTGCGGCGCCGCGCCCGCAGATCGATCACCGCGGCCATCCGGGCGGCTGCGGTCTTGGCGAGTTCGACCAGGTCGGTGGCGTGCCGCTGGGTCTCGGGCACCAGGATGCGCAGTTGCCCGCGAGTAAACGCGTGCTTCTCGATCGCCGTAGCCTCGAAGACCCGATCGACCAGCTGGCGCTCGAAAGGAGAGAGTGTCTCGAACTGCTGCTGGTAGACCCCCAGCTTCTCGATGCCGAGCTCCTTGGCGCGAGCCACCCGGGACTCCATGGTGGCGAGCAGGTCGCGAATTTCGGCCATGGCCACCTTGATCTGCGAATCGAGCTGGCTACGACGGGCGGCGAGTTTTTGCAGGAGTGCCGGCGTGTCGTCGAAGGCGATGCCGCCCGGGCGGGCGCTGGAGTACCCAGACCCCGAGCCGAGCGTCGTACGCACGGCCAGGCCGGGACTTGCCGACGCGGCCTTGACGGCCTGTTTTTCGCCATGCATGGCCAGTAGCACCCTTTCGGCGTAAGCGGGCGGGAACTCGTCGCACTTGTCGAGCTCCATGGCCTTCTTGAAGGCATGGCGGTTCACCAGCTGCGTCAGGCTCCGGACGGTATGGTCGTTGTAGCCGAGCGCCGAGGCGTGCTTGGCGATGGCCTCATGGATATCGGCGCCCTGGCGGACCGACTCGACGATTTGCTGGGCCTCGGCATCCAGCTTGGGCTTGATGTTTCCCACGCTGGGATTATAGATGTCGCCCGCCGAGCACCGCGGAGGACGGTTCCGGCCCAGCGCAAGAGGCGCCCGAGGACCCCCGGCCGCAGCCGGAGGCCGAGGAGCCAGCCCGGGAGCCTAGCCCCCGATGGCCATGGCCGAGGCGTTGGGATCGGTGATGCGGCTGTTGTCGAACTTGGGCATGTTGAGGACCCGCTGGCGCATGTCGTCATCGGCGGCGAACTTGGCCTTGCCATCCTGCCGGTAGTAGTTCTCGATGAACCGCTCCATGTCGGGCAGCTGATGAGCGCAGCCTGGCTCGATGCGGAAGATCAGGGGCTTGCGGTCGTCCTTGAAATGCCACTCGCTCTCGTCGTCCGAATTCACGACGATGTCGAAGTCGTCGTATGGATAGATGGTGCCCTTGTAGGTCAGGCCGTCACGAATGAGCTCGGGAACGGGAACTTGGGTGTTGACGGTGGCGCCGCGCAACGGCAGTCGAAAACCCATCTTTTCACGATCTCCTTGTATCTGAGTGTCTGGTGGTATTACCATACTAGCACAGGATGTCGAGCGAGACCTTCATCGAGGACGGCGAAACCGGACGCCGCGTCATCGTCACGGACCGAAAGAAGATTGCCGAGGCGGTACTGCATCTCAAGGGCAGGCCCCTCAAGCTCGACAACTACCGGCCCTTCCATGCCATCTACCGCACTTCGGCACAAAACCTTGTGATACAGGCGGGACGGCAAGTGTCAAAATGTGGCACCGGCGAGAACATGATCCCCATGTTCAACGGCATGCCGGCCAGGCTCGGCGCCCTCCGGCCAGGCGATAAGGTTTTGTCTCTGGCATCTGGCTACCGCCTGGTGACTGGACAGGTGAGCGACACCATCCAAGCCGGCAGGAAGCCATGCGTGCGCCTGACGACCCGCTTGGGGCACGAGCTGGAGGTCGCCCGGAGTCATCCGATTCGCGGTCTGTTCGACTACTATCCGGCGGGCGAACTCAAGATTGGCGACCGAGTGGCGGCTGTGCGTCGCGGCGGCTCCTTCACAGACCTGAACCCCATAACGCCGACCGAGGCCATGGTGCTCGCCTACATGATTGGCGACGGCAGCGCTCAGGGTAAGCAGAACTTCGGCTTCACGAACTCCAAACCGGAGATCTTGGCCGAGTTCCGGTCATGCTGCGCCATGCTGGGCCAGGTCGCGCCACGAGAGTACGAACGCAAGGGCTCCTTGACGCTTCGGCTCTCGCTGGCATCGGATGCCCCGGTTCGTCGTCTCCTGGAACATCAGGGTATCTATGGCAAGACCTCGGAAACGAAGTTCATCCCAGCCGAGGTATTCGACCTCGATCGCGAGCGCACGGCGCTCTTCCTGAATCGACTCTGGGCGTGCGATGGCCATGCCAAGCAACTCAATCCTGGGAAATATGAAATCCACTACGCCACAATCTCGAAAAAACTGGCCCATGGCGTTCAAGCGCTCCTGTGGAAGTTCGGAATCCCGGCCTCGGTATCCCGGAGTCAACCGAAAGTCTATATAGGCACCAACAAATTCGCCTACAAGGTGCGAATTGAAACCCAAGAAGGTATCCGCCGCTTCTTGACCGAGATCGGCGCTTTCATGAAGAGCGAGAGCATCCCACTTCCGGCAGCCGAGAGTAACAATAACCGCGATACCATCCCGCAGGACGTGCAAAAGCTCATCACGGCACTCTACGAGCGCGCCCTGGCCCGGGATGCCCTGTGCGGACCCGGGCGTGCGGGGCGGCCTAGGGCTAGCATCACGGATCACGGCCTGCGCGCCACCCTAAAATACCCCCCCTCGCCACGAAAGATCGCCCAATACGTCGAGTTCTTTCAGCAGATCGGGCTCGGAGACGAACCGGAAACCATTACCCTCGAATCACTGATCAACAACGACGTGATCTGGGATAAGATTATTGCGATCGAAGACATCGGCATGCAGGATTGTTACGACATCGAAGTCGATGTTCTGCACAACTACATCCTGGGCGGCGTTGTCACCCATAACTCGACCACCCTGGGAAACTGGTCCATCACCGACGCCATCGGCGTGCCCCATTCCGAGCAGTTGATCGTCCTGCCCTCGATCATGCAGATGCGCCGCTTCTCATCGGACAAAGTGGGAAAAATCGTCGCCACCAGCCCGCTTGTCAAGAAATGGTTCGTCGACCACACCTGCGAGCGCGCCATCTACAAACGCAGCTTCCTCAACGGCTCGACCATGGAATTCGCCGCCATGACCCAGATGGAATCCATACGCGGCGGCGCCAAGAACCGGGTGTCGGAAGACGAAGTGCAGGACATGGACCTGGACGCGCTTGCCATAGTGGAGGAGGTGCTAAGCGGACAAGCAAGTGACAAGATAGCAATTGCCCGCACCGGCACGGCCAAGACCGTCGGCAACACGCTGGATGTGACGTTCAAGAAATCGAGCCAGTGCGAATGGATAGTGCCATGCCCAAGCGGTCACCACAACGTCCCGAGCCCGGACAACATCGGCGATCGGGGCTTCATTTGCAAGAAATGCCGCAGCCTCTGCGACGTGCGCGGTGGCTACTGGCGCTCCATGGCGGGCCTCGACGCCGAGTGGATGGGCTTCCACATCCCCCAGATCATCCTGCCGCTCCATACCGAGGACCAAGGAAACTGGCGCAAGCTCCTGCGAAAGCGCAACGGCGGCGTCAGCCCGGTCGTCTTTCTCAACGAGGTCATGGGCATTCCTGCCGGCTCGGGCATCACCGCCCTGACCGAAGAGGACCTGATCAAGTGCTGCGAACCGGTCTACGAGATAGACCCCCACTACTTCCGCGGCAAGGACCACGACATCGCCGTGGTATTCGGTACCTGCGACTGGGGCCTGATGGCCATCAAGAGCTTCACGATTGCCAGCATCTGGGGGATCACCAAGGCCGGGCGCATCAAGCTGCTGTTTGCCTATCGCTTCCTGGACCCCGATCCCTACAAGCAGGTCGAGCAGATCATCCGGCTCTTCACGAACGCGGGGGTCGAGCTGGTCGGCTGCGACTGGGGCATGGGCATGATCCAGAGCCGCATCATCGAGGAGCAGATGCCCCAGGTCCCGGTCCATCGCTTTATGTACGTCGGCGAGCAGCGGGCCCTGATGAGCTGGTACAAGGAGGGCAAGCTCTGGCGGGTGAACCGTACCCAGGCCATGACCGAAGCTTTCGTCTGGATGAAGCGCCAGCGTTTCTGGTTCCCGAACTGGTCATGGTTCAAGGAATACATCGCGCCGGATATATTATGTATTTACGAAGAGGCAGTAAATCAAGTCACATTCAAGAACGATGTCATACGGTACGCACACCCCGATTCCCAGGCCGATGACGCCACTCACACCTGCGTCTACGCCCTGCTGCTCCTTTGGATCCTTTATGACCGCGGCCGTACGGAGTTCCATCTGGCAGGCTAGGCCCGATGCGTCGCCCCGCAGTCCCGGCAAATCACGACCTGCTCGCTCTGGGCCAACGCACCGTCCGAGCCGCGCTTTTCGAGTTCCTGGGTATCGACGTTGCCCGACTCGCAGACCTGGCAGTGGAGGCGTCCGTCCTTGATCATGGCTAGGCCGCCAGATTGAGGTAACGCAGCGCGTAGCGCTTGTCGAGGGATATCAGATGGCGTGAATACGCTGGGTCGGTGGCGTACCCGCACTCGCGCAGCCCGTTGGCCCAGCCCTCGAAATCCCCCTTGGCCAGCTTGAAGAGCGGTCGATACCGCTTGCCCAGTAGGAACTTGGCGTGATCCACGAAGGACTCGACCATGCTAGGGTAGGCCCGGAAGTAGTGGTACTCGGTCACGTAGCGGCCATGGCGCCACTCCTTGGTGCGTCGCAGGACCTTGGGGCCGGCCCAACGCTCGTCGGCCTTGACCCCGAAGTAGTTCTTGGCGCCGCCGGCATCGCTCTTGCCGCCGTTGGATTCGAGTAGCCACTGGGCGAACGTGATGCCGGCCGGCACCCCGAAGAGCCGCTCGGTGGCCTGGGAGGCCTTGGCGGCCTCGTCCCAGAGGGCCCGGGCGGACGTGCCGGGCTTGGGCCAGTTGCTATTGGGCATCCGATGTTCCCTCTATCGCGGCGACGTAAGCCTGACGGGAGACCTTCTCGAAGGTCTTGTTGAGCGAAATCGTCCAACAGTCGGCCTTCATCACCAGGACCAGGGTGGCACCTGGCAAGACGCCAACCCATTGCGACGATTGCTCGTGGAGAATGGACATTCGAACACCGCGCAAAGCGGCCTCAAGCTTGAGGGTTTGCTTCCGATCGCTGGTGTCGTCAATCAGCACGAAGCTGAACGCGTCATCCTGGTTGACCCCGCTCCAGCGGGCCAGTTTCCCCTGCACATCGACGTACTCGAACTCGCAGCCCACCTGGGGGATCTGGGGCTCGTAGTAGAGCTGGAAGGCGATCAGGTTGCCGGGATCGATGGCCTGGCCATCGAGATCGATCCGGGTGGTCGCGAGCGTGCCTTCCGAGGTGGCCTTGACGACGCTCATGGGGTAGCCTCCCCGGACGGCTCCTGCGCCTCCATGAAGTCCGGAAGCAAGCGCCGACTGATGCCGCTCTCCGAGAGAATGTTCCAGACGACACCGCCATTGACGAGCCGAGCAGCCTGGTCTTCGAGGACGTCGACACCGACCCATGCCTCCTCGTCGGTCTCGAACTGCGAACGGATGGACCGGAAGACCTCCTGGCGCTCGGCGGCGGGCTTGCGCATGGCGAGCGGATTTGCGCGCAGCGCCGCCAGAAAGCCCTGGTCGAGTTGGCGCGCCTCGTCTATTCCCATGGATCGATCTCGCTCTCGAACTCCTTGTCGGCCAGCGCCTGGCGCAACCAGGGATCGATCGGGGCCACCTCGCCCGGGATGGTCTGACTGGTCTCGTCCATGAATAATAAGGATAGCAGGTAGGACCAGCAGGAGCAACCATTGGATCGAGCCTGGGAAATCGCCGCCGCCCTCGACTTCGTGGCCGAGTGCCGGGGCAAGGCGGCCGCCATCCACATCGGCCCCAACTCGGAGCGCCTGGCCGAGAAACTCCTGGTCATGCGCCGCATTCCTACCGAACGCGCCCCGCTCGACGCAATCGGCAAGCAGCGATTTGCGCGGGCATTCGAGAATCTTTCCGAAGAAGGGAAAGACCGCCTGTCGGTGCGCGTCCAGCCCTTCAAGCAGGCCAGCGAGTTCGCCTACATCTCCGAAGTGCCCATCGCCGGCGAGCACTTCTCGAACCAGCGCCTGGAAAACGACTACATGTTCAAGCATCCGGTCATCAGCACGCTCCATCCAGCCCCCTGGGTCGGGGCGGCGCTGGGGGCCGTCGTGGGCCGACGGTTACACAAGAACCTCCTGGGCTCGGCCATGATCGGCGGCTCCGCCGGCCTGCTCGCCGAGGGCGCCCATCGCCTGAATTTCCTGCTCGGGGCCCGCAAACAGCTCCAGGCAGGCAAGAACCCGCTCGATCGCAGGTTCGCCAAGCTGTGACCAGCGAGTTCCTGGTGAACTGGCACCACGTCGCCCTGGCGGGATTGTTCGCCGTCAGCCCCCTCCTGCTCGCCGGCCTCATCATCCTGGCCAGCATCCTCCAGGGCCGCTGTACGGCCTGCGCCGGGAAGCTCGCCGGCAGGCACTTCCCCTGGTGGCTGTGCGCGGCATGCAAGGCGGGCAGACCATGATCCGCACCACCAAGTCGCTCTACCTGCGCACGGTCGAACTGGCCAAGGACACGGTACCCGAGCCCTTCCTGAATTACGGCCACGCCGACGATCTGGGCCTGGGCTGGTTTCCATCGCGCGAGGCGTTCTCGGACAATGCCGATCCGGTCTTTTGGCGTGGGTTGCCACGCTTCTGCGGGGCGGTCTTCCCCTACCGCCACAACTTCCAGACCCTCTCACACCTGACCATCATCCCCTATACCGAATTCAATCAGCTCGATCGCCAGAAACGCTTCTGTCTGCCCAACCGGCGACGCACCGGCAAGACGCCCGCCGGAGTCTTCGGCATCGAGCGCCTGCGCCGCAAACACAAGGTCCTGGTGGTCACCGACGACGAGGCCGCGGTCTGCAAGGATCCCGACACGATCGCCGTGAGCAACCTCGACGCCACCCTGATTCGCTTCATCTGCCGCGCGGCCCACAACATCGAGGTACAGGGCTCGACCGCGGGCTGGACGGCCAGGATGTTCGATCTCGCGCGCCATGGCACCCCGGTGAGCGTCAACGGCGTGGACATGGTCGAGCACGTCGCGGGCAAGATCCTGGAGATGTTCCACCAGCGCGCATCGCTGCCCATCCTGACCCACCGCGCCGTCGAGTACCTCAACTGCCTGCTGCCCATCCAGCGCATGGCCGTCATCGGCATCCTCAAGCAGGAGCACAACCTCGATCTGTCCCGCACGTTGCCCGACGACTTCCATGTCTTCCGCCGCGAGGGGGATTTCTATGATGCCGTGGGGCAGGCGCTCCGTGCCAAGCTGGCCGACGCGCGCTTCGAACCGCCTTTCGGGATCCAGGTGACCAGCCGGGACGGCAGGCGCCTGCTGGTGCCCTACGAACGGGGAGTCCTGGGGGCGGTACTGGCCGAGCTGGTGGGCGCCAGGCTCGACCTGCTCGACTGGGCCTATGATCAATTGCAGGAGCTCCCTCACTTCTATCTCTTCAAGGAGCACGAGCAGCTGGCCACCCGGGCCGAGGTCTCGCGCAAGGTCGAAGAGGTGGCCCTGGCCGTCTTGAGCCGCATGGCCGCCGAGGCCGACGCCCGCAAACCGATCGGGAGGATAGCGCAATGACCCCCTACGAGCACTACCTGCTGGCCAAGGAAGCGAACTGGCTGGGGAATATCGGCCAGGGGTTTGCGCAAGCCGGCCGCAACGTCGGCCAGGCCGCCAAGCAGACCTGGACATTCGCGCGCAACCAAGGCCAGGAGCAGTCGGCCAATTGGTTTGGCCGCCAGCTGGGTGAAAACGCCATACGGGGCTATCGCAACGAGCCCCTCTCAGCCTGGGGGCAACTCAAGGCCTTCGGGGTCGGCGTCTTGAGTCCGACTGCCGGCCAGGCCATGCTCGCCAGCCACTCGGGCGGGCGGGCAGTCGGGGGCGCTCAGGCGATCGCCGACTGGGCGCGGCCCCACCTGGCTCGCTTCGGTCGGCCCAAGCCCCAACCGGTCCATCCGGGGCTGCTGATCGCCGGCGGCCTGGGTGCCGGGGCGGCGGGCTACGGGGCCGCCCGGCTCATCGACGCCAAACAGCAGGAGGCCCAGGCGCAACGCCAGAACGCCCTGCTATCGCGCCAATTGACGCCCTACGAGGAGGCTCCGTACCAGAAGGTCGCCCAGATCCGGGCCCTGCTGGACACCGAGCGCGACCTGCGCGCGGGCCTGATGGCCTCAGCCAAGGCCGCCGCGGCCCGGCGTGCCGAAGCCTGGCGCCACGGATCCCGCGAGGCCGAAGCCGAATCGGAAGGCGAGCCGGGCGGCGTCAAGCGGGCCGAGCTCGATCGCACCGCCACCAGGCTCCTGCGCGCCATCGAGCCGAAGTATGGCGGCTGCTGCCAGGATCTCGTCGAAGGCAAGGCGCTCGACAACGCCCATGCCCGTGGTGACCACCTACTAACCGAAAACGATGTCCAGAAAGCCTGGCGGGAGCATGGCCGGCCCTACCTCATCCGTGAGAAGCTCGAAAAATCCGAGAGCTTGCCACACAAACTCGCCAGCCGCATCTTCCTGGGCGGGGCGGTCTCGGGCCCGCAGGCCAACTGGCGTGAGGGGATCAAGCGCAAGCTCTGGGAGAAGGGCCACAGCGTCATCGATCCCCGCAAGCCCTTCGTCAAGTGGAATCCGCTCTCGGACATCTACAAGGAGCTCGCGGGCATGATGAGGGCCGACAAGGTGTTCTTCTTCCGGCCCGGGGGCTTTTCTGAGCGCGAGAAGGCCGTGCTGGAGGCCGCGAAGAAACCCTACCAGGTGGTGCGCAAGCCCGAGGAGATCGTCCAGGCCGTCGAACAGAAGCGGGCCTACGATGCTATGCTGCCGGTCGATCTGCGCGGGGCCGGGACCCAGACGCCCTCGGCCTTCCCGGTCGACCAGCACGGCCAGCCCATGACCACCTTGCGCGGCATGCTCGAAGGCGACCTCGCTATGATCACCCTGGCAAGGTACCTGCGCGACAAGAAGCTCAGCGAATTCGATCCCATCCTCTTGTCGCTGCTCGAACAGGCGGGCAAGCGCGCACTGACCAGGAGGCCCTGACATGACCCCGTACGAGTGCTACATGGAGCTGATGAAGACGGCCCATTCGGCCGAGATGGATCGCCTATCGGACCTGGAAAAGGAAGCTTTCTTCGGGGCGCTGGCAGCGGGACTTGGTCGCGGTTTCGCGGGGGCGGGCGCGGCGATGCGCGCGGGTGGCGGATTGGGGCAAACCCTCGGCGCTTTTACCAGCCGGTTCAGCCGGGGATGGAGATCCGCCACGCAGCCGCGAGTAGCGAGCCGGGGCCTCGGCACCAACCAAACCTTCAGACGGCCCCCAAGACCGGCAGCGCCCACTTCAACCGCCACGGCGAGTGGCCAGACGTCTTCGGGAGTCGCCAGCGGCAACGCCCCGGGCTTCATGGGCACGCCCATCGGAACGACCATGAAGAACTGGAAACAGATGACCCCGGCTGAGATGATGCAAGGGGCAGGATCGGTCCTGGCGGGCGCCGGCGGCCTGCTCACCGGCCTGGGGCTCATGCGGCCGGCCGCCAAGGCGCGCAGCCTCATGGGTCCGGCCGCGACGGTCGCCACCGGCCTGGCCATCGGCGGTGGCCTCTCGGGAGCGGGCAAGGCCCTGGCGGGTCCGGGATACACCAACTACTAGGAGGGCAGGCACCATGACCCCATACGAGCTGTACATGGCCAGGCAGAAGGAAGCGGCCTGGTCCGACTTCACCGATGCGTTCGTGAACGCCAAGAACTACTTCGGCGGTCGCAATCCCCAGGGGCTCAGGCAGGCCGCCACCGCCGCCAAGTTCGGCTTGGGCGATCTCGGCCGAGGGGCCGCCAATGTCTTGGGGCACATCCCCCAGGCCTATCCCCACCTGGCCGGCGCCGCCACCGCCGCCAGCCTCGGCAGCATGGCCCTGGGGGGTCTGCGGGCCCTGCGCGAAGACCGCATGGCCGCCCAGGCCGGCCAGGAAGTCACCAGGGCCTTCAAGCCGCAGGCCACCAGACTGACCGACAGCGGCAAACTCGCCCTGGTAGGGGCTGCCGGCGTCGGCGGCGGCTACCTGCTCGGCCGGGCCGGCAACCAGTAGGCACGCCATGTCTCCCTACGGCCTGTACATGGCGCAAAAACGCGGCAGTATCCACGGCGTGTTTCCCGAACTCGCCGCCGGGCCCGGGGTGCTCGACGCCATGGCCACGGCCTGGCGAGACATGCGCCATACCCGCATCCGCTCGCAGCGCGACGCACTCCTGGCCCAGGCCGATACGGCCGCCAGCCCCGCCCAGGCCAGCCGCCTGCGCGTCCAGGCCAACCAGCTGAGAGCCAAGCTGCCACTTCCGCCGCGACACGGACCGGCAGCCCCCGCGCGGGCCGATAGCCGGCATCACCCCGCCTTCGATCCGCCGCCGATTCCCGAATCGCCCGGCTCCTACGAGGAGCTGGCGGCCATGCGCGATCGGGCACGCCAGCTCGCCCAGGGCCAGACACCAGCCAAGCGATAAGGCCATGCGCGCGCCAGCCGAGACCCACCAGGCGATGACCCGGGCGCTGGAAGCCGGCCTCAAGCAGGTATTCCCGGTTGCGGCCGGCAACCGCATGCTCGATCTGGTCGCGGTCCATGCCCCCGACCTGCCGGATCCCCATGACTGGAACGGCCAGAAGGACGCGGTCATGGATGGTAGGACCTGGGGCAGCCCACTGCGCGCCACCCTGGCGCTCAAGGATGCACAGGGCAAGGTGCTCGACCAGAAGGCCGTGAGGCTGGCCACCATACCGGCTCCGACCAATCGCCACACGTTCATCGTCGATGGCCGGGAGTACCAGGTCAACTACCAGCGCCGGCTGAAACCCGGGATCTACACCAAGGTCGATCGCACCGGCGCACCGGTGGCCGACTTCAACCTCGGACATGGCCGCAACTTCGCCGTCACGCTCGACCCGGAACGGAACCAGTTCCATCTGCGCCTGGGCAACGCCCACATCCCCCTGGGCCATGTCCTGGCTGGCCTGCGCGAATCGGGAGATCCCTCCCTGGGGCTGGGCAAGGCCTTCGAGCACCCGGCGGGCCCGGAGGAGACCGAGCGCGCCTTGCGGGAATTCTATGTCCAGACCCACCGCAACAAACCCATCCCTGCCGACCTGGCAGGCCTCAAGGCCGCCGTCCGCACCTGGTTCGACCACGCTACGCTCTCGCCCGAGACCACCCGGCTCACGGTCGGCGAATCCTACGGCCATGTCACCGACCAGGCGTTGCGGACTGCCGCGAGGCATGTCCTGGAAATCCACCGCGGCGATCGTCATCCGACCCACAAGGATCAGCTGGCTTACCAGGAGATCCACGGGGTCGAGGACTTCCTCAAGGAACGCCTGGTCAAGAACAAGCTGGGGCTGCACGGCCGGTTGCGCCAGACCCTCGATCGGGCCGACAAGCTCGCGGACCTCAACCTACCGGCGACCTTCGGGCCGTCAGTGCACCACTTCTTCACCCAGAGCTCGCTCTCGAACCATCCCATGCAGGTCAACCCGCTGGAAATGGCCGAGAACGCCCACAAGATCACCTCGATGGGCGAAGGCGGCATCGGAGACGCCAACGCCATCCCGATCGAGGTCAGGAACATCCATCCATCCACGTTGGGCTTCATCGACCCGGTCCGCACGCCCGACAACGCCCATGCCGGCGTGGATGTCCGCACCACCGTGCGCTCCCGCAAGGTCGGGAACCAGCTGGCGATTCCCGTCCGCGATGCCAGGACCGGCCGGGAGGTCTTCAAGACCCCTGGCGAGCTGTTCGACACGCACGTCGCCCACGACAGGGAGCCCGCCGAGAACGGCGTGGTACGCGCCATCCACCAGGGCCATGTCGTCTGGGCAAAGCCAGAGCAGATAGACTACCACCTCCCGACCGAGCACCAGTTCACGGTCAGTACGGCCCTGGTGCCCTTCATCCCCAACAGCCACGCCCACCGGGTGGCCATGGGCGCCAAGATGCTGGGCCAAGCCGTCAGTCTCGACGACCGCGAGGCGCCGATCGTGCGGACCGCCCATGCAAATACCGCGATCTCGGGCCTGTTGCCGCGCAGCCCGGTCGACGGGACCGTGGCCACGATCGTGAACGGAGCCATCAAGATCCAGGACAAGGACGGCAAGAGTCACCTCGCGCACTATCCGCACGAGTTTCCGCTCAACGGCGGCTCGTTCCTGCATGCAGACCTGCATGTCAAGCCCGGCGACCGGGTCTCGCAAGGGCAGGTCCTCGGCGACTTGAACTTCACCCGCGACGGCAACCTTGCACTTGGAAAAAATTTAACCGTTGCTTATCTGCCGTATCGTGGCCATAACTTCGAAGACGGCCTGGTGGTTACCGAACAGGGTGCCCGCAAGCTTACCAGCAGCCACCTGCATACCGAAGTCGCCCTCAAGGACGGCCGCAACGTCTACGATCTCAAGCAGTTCAAGGGCCACTTCCCCTCGACCTACACCCACGAGCAGCTCGGCAAACTCGATCCCCATGGCGTGGTACGCGTGGGCCAGGAGGTCGTCGAGGGCGACCCGCTGGTCGCGGGCCTGCGCAAGCGCGTGGTCGATCCCGAGCAGCTCATCCTGGGTAAGGCCCACAAGGGCCTCATGGAGCCCTACCGGGACGCCAGCCTGACCTGGGACAAGCCCTACGCCGGCAAGATCACGGCCGTATCCAAGACCGGCGACCAAATAAAGGTGACCATCCAGGCCAAGGCGCCGCTCCAGTTGGCCGACAAAATCTCTAATTTGTACGGCGCGAAGGGCGTCGTGACAACGATCATCCCCGACCACGAGGCGCCCCGGACAGCCAGCGGTGAGATCCCCGACGTCATCCAGAACTCGGCGGGCCTGATCAGCCGCATGAACAACGGCCAGCTCTACCACCTGACCGCCGCCAAGGCCGTCAAGGCCCTGGGGCTCGATCACATGGTCTTCCCGCAGTTCCTGGGCCAGGACGCCCACGAAGTGGTCTCGCGCCTGGCCGAAAAGGCCGGCATCGCCCCGGAAGAAGAGCTGTTCGACCCCAAGACCAATCGCAGTCTGGGTAAGGTGATGATCGGCCCGCAGTACATGCTCAAGCTCTTCAAACAAGCCGAGACCGGCTTCTCGGCGCGGGCCGGCGGGCGTTATGACGTCGATCTGCGACCGGCCAAGGGCGGCGAGGAGGGGGCCAAGTCCATCGGCTACCTCGACGTCTTCGGGTTGCTCAGTCACGGCAGCCGTGGCCTGTTGCGCCAGGCGGCGACCACCAATGCCGAATTCAACCCCGAGGTCTTGCAAGCCATATGGCGGGGCCAGCCCCTGCCGCCCCCCAGGCCCACGTTTGCCTGGCGGAAGTTCGAGGCCATGTTGCGCGGGGCGGGCGTCAACGTCACCCAGGACGGCCACAAGCTGGTCATGCTGCCGATGACCGACCAGGACACCCTGCGAGTCTCGCAGGGCCAGATCCGCAAACCCCTGCTGGTCAACGCCAAGGAGGACCCTCGCACCGGCCTGCCCTTCCGGCCCGAAACGGGCGGTCTGTTCGATCACGAGTCCACCGGCGGCCTGGTCGGCAACAAGTGGTCGCATATCACGTTGCCCGAGCCCGTGGTGAGCCCGCTGTTCGCCCGGCCGGCCCGCATCCTGCTCGGAATGAGCCAGCAGGCTTTCGGTGAGACGATGGCCACCGAGGGCGGGGCGGGTATCGCCAAGCGCCTGGCCGGGATCGATCCGAAGACGCGCATCGCCGAACTCGGCGAGCGGCTCAAGACGACCAGCGCGGCGGCCAAGCGCGACCAGATCCACAAGCAGCTCAAGTACCTCAAGCCGCTGGCCGCCCACGGCATCAGCCCGGCCGACGCGTACGTCGTGCGCCATGTGCCGGTCATCCCTCCCGCGATGCGGCCCATCTACCCGGACGCCGACACCGGCAAGCTGGTCAACTCGGATGCCAACCTGCTCTACCAGCACCTGCTGCTCATCGGGGATCAGCTGGCCCACCACCAGCACGAGGGCGATCCCGACACCGTGCGCGAATTGCGCCTGGGGCTGCATGACGCCCTGGCCAAGGTGCAGGGCCTCGACCCGACCACTGAATCCATGGGCAAGGGCTACGAGCCGCAGGGCTTCCTCAAGCTCATCACGGGCTCGCGCGCCAAGGAAGGCTTCTTCCAGAGTAAATTGCTCTCGCGGCGCCAGGACATCGCCGGCCGCGGGGTCATCACGCCCAATCCGGCGCTGGGTATCGACGAGCTGGGCTTGCCTGAGCCGATGGCCTGGAAGCTCTACCGCAACCATGTGGTGGGTGAGTTGACCCGGGCCGGCCTGCCGCTCGAAAGTATCGCCAAGCATGTCGAAGAGCAGACACCCCTGGCGCGCAAGGCCCTGCAAGCAACCATGGCCGACAATCCGGTGATCATGACCCGGGCGCCCAGCCTGCACCGCTTCAACCTCATGGCCTTCAAGCCGCAACTGACCAGCGGCAAGCACATCGAGGTTCCAAACCTGGTCGTCAAGGGCTTTAACGCTGACTTCGACGGTGACGCGGTCAACGTCCACATCCCCATCACCCCGGAGGCCAAGGCCGACGCCTGGCGCGTGCTGCCATCGAAGAACCTATTCTCGACGCTCAACAAGAGCCCGATGCACACGCCCAGCCAGGAGGTCACCATGGGGCTCTGGAAGCTCGGCCAGCCCAATGGTAAGGCCACCCGGACCTTCAAGAGCCGCGCCGAAGCCATCGCCGCCTACAAGAAGGGCGACATCGGCATCGCCGACCCGATCGAAATAGGTTGAATTAGAACACCCTTTCGATTGCAACCAACCAAGGAAGCGTCGTATCGTGGTTGCATGTCCGAGAAGCGCTACAAGCCCTACGTCTGGGTCACCTGGATCACCAAGCTGCTGGCTGGCGAATCGCATTGTCGCTGGTCGGCCTGGTTCCGGGCCAACTACAAGTACAGCAAGCTGCCGAGCGATTTCTCGTTCGCCAAATGGAAGGCCGAGCACTCGGAACTGGTCAGCAGGCGCGCCAAGGAGCTGCGCGACGCGGGCTACACGGTCAAGCTGGAAGACCAGAACGCCTTCAAGCTCGACGGCCGAAACGGCGTGACACTCGCGGGCAAGCCCGATCTGATCGCCTTCCGGACGGCCGTCGAGAACGACAAGACGACCACCTGGGTGCTGATCTCGGACGCCAAGACCGGCCAGGTCCGCGACTCGGACTGCGCCCAGGTCAACGTCTACCGCACCATCGCACCGGTCTGCTGGCCGGCCTGGGGGGCGCCGGGCGTCGTCATCGAGGGCGAGGTGGTCTACAAGGACCAGGTCCTGGCGGTGCCGTTCGATCCCGGCTTCAAGGAGCGGCTGCGCGGTGTGATGGACATGCTGGCCGGTGCGCCGCCCGAGCGCGTCGCCGCGGGTCCCGAGTGCCGCTTTTGCGACATCGGCCAGGAGGACTGCCCGGATCGCGTCACCGTCCTGGAAGAGGAGCTGGCCACCGCGGCGGGCGGCCACGACCTGTTCTAGGGCGAAGGGGCCCCGGGCACCGCAGAGGTGACGGCAAAGGCTTAGACCACGCTCCCGCCTGGGTCCGGAACTGGCAAGGCGCCGACGCCGTCTAGAACTAAGATATCGCCCTAGCGCCCTACGTGGGTGACCCAGTCATCGCTGGTTGCAGGCCGGTCATGCCGCTTGAACGTCAGGCGATCGGACGGAACATGCTTGAGGGCGACCTCGGGCTCAAAGGTGCCGCCGGAGTATGCGATCCCCCCGAAATCACGCAGCTCGCGACCCGTTAGACGTGTCGAAACAACCAGGCCCGTGGAATCCTGGTCATGGGCGGTACGTCGGGCGTACCGCTCGGCTCGCTCGCGCGACGGTGTCATGAAGACCCGATCACTGGCCTCGCGATCCCATGTGGCCTGGTTTATAGGGGTCGAGGTATTAGCCCGCTCCCGAACGCCCGGTGCCGTGAGCCCGTCACGGGCGATGCTCTCGCGATTCTTCAATGCCGTGCCGTGGTACAAGGTTATGGGTTTATCTAGGACCCGCGGGGCGATCAAGAGGGGTCCATGATTCCGCTCGCGTGGCGTGCCCGGGAAAGCACCAGCCGTCCCCCAGATGCCATCCGAGACCTTGTGGTACTGCTTCGCCCGCGCTACCGTCGGCAGGTACCTCGGGGTATTCCAATCACGCAGGTCGCTGCGGATGCCCTTGACGAAAGCGGGTTGCTGTTCGACGCGAGAGCGAATCTGTGAGGCTCGCTGTGCGATACTGAATGGCTTCACCTCGCGCCCGGAGAATCTGGCGAAGTAGTCGATCTTGTCGACGACCTTATTGGGTCCAGTCATGGCGTCATACATGGCTACCAGGGATTCATCTCCGAGATGGGGGACCATCTTCTCCCACGCTCCAGCAACCTTGCTCATGTAGAAATCGTAAGGCGTCATACCTCTATATTATGTGCGAAGCATCGTCCCGGGCACCGCAGAGGACGGTAATCGCCGAGGGCGAAGGGCGTCCGAGGATCGCCGCCCGCAGGCGGCAGCCGAGGAGTCGTCCTTTACAATCATGGTAGGACCATCAGGAGCGCGCGCATGCCCAAACCCCACGCCGATCAGTACAACCTCTTCGGAGGCGTCGGTGCCGTAACCGAGACCCAGGTGGCCGTAGCCGCGGGCACGACCCTGGTCGACTGTTACCTCAAGTGCGACTGCGGCCGTTGCTCGGAACAGCTGCGCCTCCCCGAGACAATCATGGGCAATCGCCCACAGGCCCTGCTCCATGCCCAGCGCCAGACCGGCTGGACCGACGTCTGCCCCGGCTGCCAGAAGAAGAAGGCGACATGACCGACAAGCGCGCCGGCCTGGAGCAGCTGCTGCCCGCATTGCGCGGCCGCAGCAAGACCGTCGGGCGCCTGGCCAGGCAGCTGGAGAACCGGCCAGACGTGGTTTCCGCCGTCGATCGCTTCATCCGCAAGCAACTGAGGGGTGAGATCGATTCACAGCGCATCCTGGGGGCCGGATCGGGCGGCGTGGCGGTCCCTATCGATCTGCCATGGGGCCGCAAGGGCGTCGCCAAGCTCTCGCCGCTTGTCGATCCCGCCTCGGTGCCCGGCGGTAAATTGCCGGCCTTCATGGCCCAACCCATCGAGCCCTCGAAATACCGGGGCATCGACAAGTACGTCCTCAAGCCACTCAAGCCCGCACAGCGCTACGACCTGGGCGATGGCCGCATGTTGCACGTCCACGCCATGCCCATGGTGGACACCAAGAAGATCGAGCAGATGTCGGATGCCGAGTTGGCCAGACACGGGCGACGCATCGCGCTCGGCCTGCGGCGTCACGGGATCTTCGCGGCCGACATCAAGCGCGAGAATTTCGGTTACGACCCCCGCTGGTTCGTCCCGCCCTGGCAGCGCGTCAAGCTCATCGATCTCGGTCAGACCTTCGAGACGCCCCGGGGGCTCAAGCGACTCGACGACGACGACTTCGTGGCCATGGGTATGCGCGATCCACTGCGGCACCAGCTTCCCGCCGCACCGCATCTGTGGCCCAACCCCTGGTACCACCAGGCGCGCTGGCGACCGGTCGGCTCCAAGCAGGCCTCGCTGGGGACCGAACTGTCGCTTCGCGGGCGCCACCTACTCGGCCTGGGGCGCAATCATCCCGTCGTCTCCCGCCTGGATCGCGAGCTGGCCAGGGTGCTCGGAGTCGAAGCGGGCCACCAGATCGGCGCGGGCAGTCAGGGTGTGGTGCATCAGCTGAAAGGCCGACGGCCTCCCTGGGGGTTCGATCCCCGCAAGCACGTCCTCAAGGTCCAGAACATCCAGCCCGATCAGCCGGCCCTGCTGCTGGGGCTCAAGCCGAAGGATCACTGGTGGGGCAAGGTCCCTCATCAGCCTAACTTACTCGATGACCGGGCGGTGGCCGTTCCGATCAAACGCATCGCCCTGGAGACTCCGTCGATGTACGGCTTCTTCGGTCGCGAGGGCACGCTCGTCGCCGACGTCATGCCCAAGGCCGATCCGACCCGGTTCGCCCGGTTGTCCCCCGAGAAGAAGATTCGCGTCGGCGAGCGCCTGGCGCGGCGACTGGTCGATCGCGGTCTGTACCACGAGGACCTCAAGCCGGATAACATCCTGGCCTTCGGGAAGCACTACCGCATCTCGGATCTGGGCGGACTGCGACCCATGACGGCCCAGGAGCGCGCGCTGCCCAAGGACGAGATGGTCAGACGCCTGCTCGATCGCCAGGACTTCATCGGTCGGGCCACGATTGGCCGCGACACCGATCCGCTGGATCTGGCCTTGCGCGACAAGCGCATCCAGCTCGGGGTCATGTCGGCCGCCGGCCTGGGAGCCGCGGGCCTGACCGGGGCGGCCATTCTCTCGGGCAGCGAGGGCGCTCGTCATCATGTCGGTAGAGCCATCTCGGAGTTCCCCGCAGCCGATCGGGCCCTGGGAGTGCAACTCGAAAGATTGAAAGGAGAAGAGCCCATGAAAGCCGCATCCGCCGAGCAGGTCGTCGCCCTGGCCAAGGCCGCCATGACCGAGGCCGAGGCCGCCAAGATCCTCGCCCATCCCTACATGGTCCACCCTATCGCACAGGGGCTGTCGGAATTCCTACCGTTCGTAGGTCCGCCGACCCGATGGATCGCCAGGGCATCTGCGGCAAGTCAGCATGCCGAAGCCAAGAGGATAATAGAAGCAGCCACCAAGCGAAATCTGGCTTTGGCTGCCGTTGGTGGAACAGCCCTGGGGGCTGGCGGGATGGCGGCAGCCGATGCGTACGGAGCCGGCAAGCAAGCTGCGCTGGCCGAGCAGTACCAGCTGGGCTTCCAGTTCGCCCAGCAGATCAAGGCCGCCGGACTCGCGCCGCTGATCGACTAGCATGTACCACAAGACCGCCTCCTGGTTCGACGACGCCCTGCGCACGGTCGGCCACGGTCTCGGCCGCATCCAGGGCCATGGCCAGCAGGCGGCCCAGGCGGCGTCGAATGCGGCCCATTCAGCCGGGGAAGCCGTGGCCAGCGCTGCCCAGGCCTCCCGCGAAATCCCCGGACATGCCACCGAGGCCATGCGGGCGGCCGGCCAGGGCCTACGCATCGGTCTGCCGATCGCCGGGGCGGGTCTCGGGGCCCTCGCCATGGCCAAGGCGTACCGGACCTTGCGGCCCTCCGCCCTGCGATTGGCGCCCGTCGAGCTCAAGCCGCTGCACCATACGGTCGATCTCAACACCCTCGGAGCGGTTGGCCTGGCCGGTGCCGGTCTGGGCGCAGCCAGCTCGACCCGCAAGCAAGCGCATCAAGGAGCCTCCATGACCCCCTACGACCTGTACCTGTCCATGACCAAGGACGCCGGCCATATCAAGGAGGCCGTCTTCTTCGTCGGGAGCGCCAGGCGCCTCTTGAAGCGCTACGGCTTCGAGGGATCGCTCTCGGACGCCGAGCTCGCCCATGCCAAGGCGACCCTGGCACCCGGGCACTTCAATACCGTCCGGGAAGCCCATGATGTCGTGGCGCGCCACGAGGCCTGGGAACTCGCCCGGAAGCAGCCCCTGGGCGAACAGCTGGGGGCCGGCTGGCACAGCCTGTTCAACCCCATGCCCGCTCCCAGCGAGCTGGCCCTGCAACGTCACGCCCTGGCCGGGGAGAGCCTCAAGGCACGCACCGCCGAGCAGATGACCAAGCTCCGGGATCTCAACGTGGCCCTCAAGGAGAAGGCCCTGGCCGTGCCACACCTCGGAGAGACGATTGCCCGCCATCCGGGCCTGGTCGGCGGGGCCGCCGCAGGGGCACTGGGGCTCGCCGCCCTGGGCGGAGCCGCGCTGGCCCGGCACAAGGAGGCCACCCTGGCCGAGATGTACGAGCTGGGCCGGGCGTTCGCCAAGGACGCCTCACTGGGCGGAATGCTGCCGGGCCTGGCGCGCGGTGTCAGCCGGATAGGGGGGGGCGTTAGGTAGCGCCATGGGCCCCAACCCGAACCTCGCGCGCCTCGCGACCAATGCCCCGAGATTGGGCGTCAACCCGCAGAGCGCCATCGCGACCGCCGCTCAAGGCATGGTGCCCCAGCTCAAGCACCCCGCCTACCGGCTGGGCCAGTACATCGCCAAGAACCATCCAGCCGACGCGGCCTGGATGCGGGGCCTGCCTGGGATCAAGCAGGGCGCGTTCAAACCGCCGGTCCCGTTGCCCATGCCGACCCCAACTCCCGGGCCGTTCGCACGAGTCGTGCAATCATTCAACGTTCCCCGTGCGACCATGCCGACCCCAACTCCCGCGCCCTCGCCGGGCCTATCCGGTCCCGCAGAAAGCGTGAGTATTCCCCGGATACCTTCGCCGTAGCCATGTTCGACTCCGACATGGAGCGCCACCTCTCTGGCTGGCCGGCCTGGGAGGAAGAAGCCGAGCGCGACGAGTCGTTGCTCGATGCGGCCATCCATCTCGGGGGCGATCGGCTGGTGCGCTTCAACGGTGAGGGGTACTACCCGGTGGAGTTCGTTGGGGGCGACAAGAACTATGCGGTGTTGCGGGTACCGCGACGGGCGATTATGGGGCTGCATGTGTGATGACGCCCTACCGGATGTATATGCAAAAGGTGGCCATCGACCAGCGCTTGGCCACTCGGATTGCTGGGGCGTTGAACCGCGAGATCGGCCATTTAGCGGCAAGGGACGTCAAGCCACACCAATTGAGCGGGTGGAGAAGGATCCTGTTCACGCTGGACGGACAGGCATGGCGCAATCCCAAAAAGCTGCCGCGCTCGTCCGTCTGGACACCACACCTGGCCATGACCAAGAAACCGGAAAAACTGCTCGCCCTGGCACGACATGGCCGACGCGCCGGACACAGCGAGGTCGGCAACAGCCCGATTTACGAGCGGGTCGTGCGACAGCGTGATCTCGAACGCGCTCACCTCGGAGTGCTCAAATTGCTCCCGAGCGGACGCGGCTTTTTGCCCTTGCGCCCGGAATCGGATTTTCGCGCCGCCCGAGCACTACAGGATTTCGGCATCCGCGTTACGGCCAACACTTATACGTAAGGACAGGCATCGAAACATGAACCCCTATGCACTCTATATGTCCCTGGTTAAGGAGGCCGCGGCCTTCACGCGCCTGGATGCCGCAGCCTTCGCCAAGCAATTCGGCCATCTGGACGCCGAGAGCCTTGCGCACGAACTGAGCAAGCTGGGCGATCGGCACGGCGCCAGGAGCGTCCAGTTCGGCTTCCATCCGGATATGCTCAATCAACAGCCCATCCCCCCGCACCATCGCGCCAAGCTGGACCAAGCCTACAAGACCTGGCAGGGCCAGCAGCCGGGCGCCCCGAACCAGGGAGCGGCAGCTGGCGGGGCGGGTGGCGGAGCCAAGAAGCCACCCGGAGGATCGTCGTCGGCCGGCAGCGGGGGCTTCCACTACGGCGGGGGAGGCTTTCACTACGGCGGTAGCAAGATCTGGGAAGAATACGACGACATCTGGCGCCAGCACCAGGCACGGCGGGCGGCGTCCGAGGCGGAAATCCAGCGCGTGCGGCTCATGCTCAACCTCGGCGCCCTGGGGACAGGACTCGCCGCCAGTCTGACTCTCGGCGCCCTGGAGGCTCGCGACGCCGCCAAGGCGCTGGCGGCACGCCGCAAAGCACTTCGCAATATCGGCCTGGGTGTTGGCGCTACGGCCGCGGCCGGCCTTGGAGCGCTCGGCATCGCCCATGCCCTGCATCGCCCGACCGAGAAAGCCGCCGCGGGATCGCTCTCGGGCTGGTTGCAGAACCTGGGAACCGCTCGCGCCCTAGGACGTCTGGCCAGACGCCAGCGTCAGACCGCCAAGAGCATGGGGCAGATCCTCGGGCAGCGCAGGAACCTGCAAGACATCCAGGAGATCAACAAGGGCCTGGACGAACTCGGCGCCAACCTGGGGACTCTGGCCAAACGGCCCATCGACCTCCCTCGAATCCCCGAGGAGTTCGCGCGCGCCCTTCCCCCGATGCGCATCCAGCCCAAGGCCGTCCCGCCCAGGGAAAGCCTGGTTGATCCGAGACTCCTGGGCGGTGGCCCCCGTGGCGATACGGCCGCCCAGGCCCTGGCACACGGGCAGCGGTGGGGAGTCCCGGGAGCCAGGCCGCGAACCATCGGCAATCAGACCTTCCATACCCCGCTCCCGATAGCCCCTCCTGCCAGCATCGCCGGACTCCCGCCCAAGTTCGGCCGCCTGGCGTAACCCATGGACAAGACCGCCCGGCCTCAATGGCCCAACCTCCCAGACCGGCCCCTCATGCCGCCGGGCCTGAAAACCCGGGCCAGCCACTGGTTCAATCGCGAGATCGATCAGGCCTGGCGACCCGAGCCCGAGGGATTCTCCCTGGGCCTCCTGCGGCGTTTCGATCCGGAGTTCCACCATGCCGTCAATCAGGCGGCCCGCGCCCAGGGTCTCACCCCGGAGCAGGTCCTCGAACGCGCCCGCCAGCGGGTCAGGGCCAAGCAGGCGGCGAGGCTCCCGGAAGCAATCCTGGCCCTGCGACGACTTGCCGCAAACAGGCGCCTGTCACTCGCAACCGCACTCCCCGAAGGCCGTTCCTTTCGCGAGCGACTCCTTGGGCTGGGCGACGTCCCGCACCGGCCGGAATCAGCCGGAGCCGGGGTCTTCCAGCAAGACCTTCCCGATCACGTGATCCTGCACCACAACGCGGGCGGCTCGACGGTCCGGGGCGGGGTCAACATCAACGGGTCGGATTTGACGCGGGCGCTCGACGACAAGTGGCACTTCGCACAGATCATGGAGCATGGGACCGGCGGCGGGCCCGGCCTGCCAGACAGCATTCCGAAGACCGAGTTGTTCGAGACCGCCCTGGCGCGACATGGCGGGGATCTCGAAAAGCTCAAGGCGGAGTTCGGCGACTTCGTCGTCAAGCCACGCTCGGGAGCGCGCACCAGGCGCGATGCACTCATCAATAGCGACAACCTCAAGGATCCCCGCCTGTCGCGGGCCGCCCAGGAGCCACGCGGACATGTCATCCAGCCCAAGCTCGACATCGTTGACGAATACCGCGTCCACCTCCTGAACAACCACCCGTTCACGGCCGCCAGGCGCTACCTCACAAACACGGGGCCATTGGCCAGATCCACTCACGAGGTGGCACGCGCCCTGAACGAGGGCGCCATCGTGCCGCTGGTCGGACCCGCACGCAAGGAAGTCCAGGAATTTGCCCGCCAAGCCACCGCGCACATCGGGCGCAGCCCGGAAGGCGGCCAGTATCTGGGCACGCGAGACGAAAACGTCCACCACGCCCTCGACATCGCCAGGTTGCGCGACGGCTCCCTGCGAGTCATCGAATCGAACCCCACCCCGGGCACCCTGATGAACCCGATCGTGAGCCGCAAGTTGCACCACCTGGCGACAGGCCGACTGGATCATGGCACCTTGGCCATGGCGGGCCTGGCAGGAGTGGCCGGGGCGGGCCTGGCCCTGCGCTGGCTCGCCAGGAAACGGCGCGCCGCTCGCGCCCTGGGGCAGGCCAGAGCCGCCCTCGCCGGGACGGTTCAACTCGCATCGGCCAAGCACGCCGCCCTCAAGCCCAGCGCCAAGCTCAAGGACTACCAGCAGGAAGCCGTCGATCGCGTCGCCGACAACGACGGCTCCTTGCTCATCGCGCATCCGATGGGCTCGGGAAAAACCATGACGTCGGTGGCCGCCGTCGAGAGGCTGCGCGAACTGGGCAAGGCCAAACGCACCCTGGCCATCGTGCCGGCCGCCCTGCGCGACAACATGATCGACCGGGGGGTCCACCGTTTCTCCGATCAAAAAGCCATCCGCCTGGGATCCAAGGGAGAAGCCGGGTCCTACCACGTCGGCCAGCCATTGCCCGATGCCAACTACTACATCACCAGCATCGAGCAGTTCCGCCAGGACCCCAATGCCTACCTCAAGACCACCCGGGCCGACACCATCGTGGTAGACGAACTGCACAAGGCCCGCGACGACAGCACGCGCAATTACGATGCCCTGCTGGCCGCCCGGCCGCATGTCCGCAACTTCATCGGCCTGACCGGCACCCCGGTCATGAACCACCCGCGCGACATCGTGCCGGTCCTGGATCTGGTAACCAACCGCAAGCACCGCCTGGGCAACGTGCGGCAATTCGATCAGGTCTTCACCCGGGAGGAAGTCAAGCACCACGGACCCTTCGGCTGGCTGGGCCACGGCCCGACCTCCAAGGAAAAACACCTGATCAACACCGACTACCTCCAAGAAGAGCTGCGCAAGCACATCCACTACGTCGAGCAGGAAGACGTCGGGCAACTACCCAAGAAGACGATCGTCGACGTCGAGGTCCCGATGAGCCACTACCAGGAAAAGCTCCACCGTGCCGCGATGGACCGCTCGGGCTTGAGCCCCATCGACCGCTGGCGCATCGAGCACAACCTGCCGGTCAACCAGCGCCTGGCCTCATTCTACCTGGCCCGCCTCCAGCAAGCCCGCCAGGCCAGCAACGCCATCCACCCCTTCGACAAGGACTACACGCCCTTGCGATCGGCCGAGGAGACCCCCAAGGTCAAGAAGCTGCTCGACGACGTCGAAGCCCACATCCGCGAGAATCCCAAGCACCAGGCCACCATCAGCACGATGTTCGTGCGCGGCGGGGCTGACCAGCTCTCGGCGGGGTTGTCCCGGCGCGGCATCGCCCACGGCTGGTTCCTGGGATCGGGTTACCAGAAGCGCGCCGATCGCGACCTGCACGTCAAGGACTACCTGGCGGGCAAGCGGCGGGTGATGATCGTCAACCAGGCCGGCGCCGAGGGATTGAACCTCAACAACACCACCTTCCATGCGACCTTGGACCCCCACTACAATCCAGCGACAATAGCCCAGATGGAGGGGAGGGGGCTGCGCGCGGACAACCCGGCTCCCGAGATCCCGGTCCACCGCTACAAGTCGGTGCTGCCTCGGGCTCGAATCGCCGGCATCCCCATCAGCCCCAAGCTGCACGGCACCGACGAGTGGATCTACGGCATGATGGACCGCAAGGAGAAGCTCAACGACGAGCTGCTCGGGCTCCTGCGCGACCGGCCCAAACAGAAGGCGGCCATGGACAAGGAGGCGCTCAACGCGCTGATGAAGCGGCTGGCCTACACGGTATAACGCGGGCTGCCACCCTATCCGGGCACTACCGGTAGTTTCCACCACGACTTGACCCGGTTGGCATCAGAGTCGAACAGGACATGGTGAAATATCCCGAAACAACGCTCGATATCCTGGTCCATGTCCTGAGCTTAGCACGATTAGCGGCCCAACAAGAGACCAGCACCCAACCGGAACTGTCGCTATCATGCCACCAGGAGGACGTCTTCATGCTGCGAGACGGCCTGGTACTCCTGGTCGGAAACGACCACGATCTCGGCACCACCCTGGCCAACGAAGGCTACCAGCTCTTGCGCGCGGATTCGGGCGCCGAAGCGATGGGTCTGATCGGCCGCATCGTCCCCGACCTGGTGCTCTTGGACTTCGATCTGCCGGGCATGGGCCCCATCGAGACCCTCGAAGCCCTGCGCCAGGGCCCGCACACCCAGCGCGTGGGAGTGGTCTGCCTGGGGGACGTGCCGGGCGATCTGGCCAGGGCCTTCGCCGCGGGCGCCGACGAGTTCCTCATCTCGGTCCCCGAGCCAGGAGAGTTGCTGGCGCGGGTCGACCACCTGATCGCCAAGAAGCGAGAGCTCGACACCCTCTACTTCCTGGCCACCCATGACGGCCTGACCGGCGCGCTCAACCGCAAGGCCTTCCTGGAGGCGGTCGACGGCGCCCTGACGCACCGCGCCGGCCGGGCCCTGTCGGTCGTCATGTTCGATCTCGACCATTTCAAAATCATCAACGACACCCAAGGCCATGGGGCGGGCGACGCGGCGCTGCGGCATGTCGCCGACCTGTTCGATCACCACACGCGCGGCTCTGACATTCTGGGACGACTGGGAGGAGAGGAGTTCGCCTTCCTGCTGCCGGAAACCGACCTGATGGGGGCCCTGACGGCCGCCAGGCGCCTGCGATCCCTGCTGGAAGTCAACCCGGTGCCCTTCTCCGACCTCTTCCTGTCGGCCAGTTTCGGGGCGAGCAGTGCGATCAAGGACGATCTTCCGGGAAGCCTGCTTGCACGGTCCGACCAGGCACTGTATCATGCCAAGGAGGCGGGCCGAAACCTGGTCGCCTTCGAGCGGGATGGCGTCCTGGGACTCTGCGAGAGATAGGACCAATTGGAGCGCAAAAAGCCCTTGCGCAGCGATCCGGCCAAGCTTCGGGCCTGGCGGGAGCGCTCGCAGCCGTTGCGATCCGGAATGGTCCTACCAGGCCAGATCCGGCTCAAAACCAAGAAAAGGAAGGGTTTCAGGGAGCGAGCCCCCGGGGTCTGGGCGGCGCTAGTGACACGCTCGGGCGGTCACTGCGAACTGCGGGCCTCGTCGGCTTGCACGGGCATCGGCCAGGACGCGCACCACCTGGTCGGTCGGGGCGTGGGCGGACCCGACACCCTGGAAAATACGGCCATGTCTTGCCGGCCCTGTAACGAGTACGTGGAAACCATCGGCCAGCTGGCCTACGACCGGGGCTGGAAGATCCGCAGCACCTCCGAGCGTGGCCGCGCTCTCTTGCGAAAGGAGTGACCCTTGTGGCATCGCCCGTCCGCGCCAGTACGTGCCTCAACCGTCGCAGCCAGCCCAAGGAGAGGTATCCGAGCCGTTGTGAAGCGGTGATCGCCAAGCGCGAAAAAGGCCTGGACGACGATCCACGCCTCCAGCCGTATCTGTGCCCGGATTGCGCGGACTGGCACCTGGGTCATGGCCCGGTCTCGAAGAAGCCGCCCCGGTACTTCAAGGAACGGGTCACCAGCGTCCTGTGCCTGTGCGGGACCTGCTAGTGCTAGAAAAAATCACGATGGAGCGCCATAGCGGCCCGGGCCACGCCGTCGGTCACGCCTGGCTCGGCCCCTACGCGGTCCTCTGGACCATCGAGCCGGGTCGGCAGGGACGGTACCACATCGAGTTCCACAATCCCGACAAACAGCGTCAGCCCCATCTCGCACGACTCGCCCAGGCGAACGCCGAGGCCGTCCTCGCCGAGCTGATGAGCACCTTGCAGTCCCGCTACCCGTACCTGTTCCCGGTGCCGACCCCATGAACGAAGTCTGGGATCTGCGGGTACTCGTGCCGGCCGAGCGGATGGTCGTGGCTCGCGCCCTGGGTGATTGCCCGGGCTGGGGCACCCGGGAGGCCTTCGCCCGGACCCCCGAGGAGCTGGCGGCCCTCCAGCGATTGGCGACCCGGACCCGGCGGCGAGCACCCATCTTCATCACCGGCGACCAGGTATTCTTCCGCATCGATCCCGACGCCCTCAAGACGTACCTGGCCAGCAAGCAACCAAAGCGGCGCCGGGCATCATGAGCGACGACTTCGATCGGGAAATCGGCCTGTGGCTGCGCGACATCACCAGCCCCGACGAGCTGGTCGCGGCCCTCAAGCGCATCTTCGGGGACTACCGGGCCGAAGTCAAGGAGGTCCAGGAGCGCATCGCCAAGCCGCTCTCGACCGACAACCCGAACCTCCTCTCGGAAGAGCTCGACTGGTTCGCCGCCCACCTGCACCGCATGGGTAGTCTTTGCGCGGATGCCGATGCGTTGCTGGACAAATCACAAAAGTACTTCCTGGTGCCTACCGGGCAGATGCGACCCTGCACCTACGAGAACGGCGACCCCTACGAGGAGCGGGGACGCAAGGCCTATGCCAAGGTTTCCGAAGCGGACCGAAAAGTGGAGCTCGATGCCCATGTGGCAGCCTTCCGGCGTCTGCGCAACGAGTACCAGCTCATCTGCGAGGTCCTGCGCAGCCGGCTGATCCTGGGCCAGAAGATCCTCGATCGGCTCGGCAAGGAAGCCCAGGCCGCCGGCTATCAGGCCGGGCGGGGGCGCTAGGCGTTACGGACTTCGCCGTAACGACATGATTCAAAATGACCGACACCGAGCTCTGCGACTACCTCAAGCAGGCCTTGCGCTACCTCCGGTCCTGGTTTCGGGCCCTCGGCTACCCGCTGCCCGCCATCAAGCTCGTGGTCAGACCGATTCGCCCGCGCCCCAAACCCGACGGCCGGCGCACCGTCGGCTACTGGTACCGGCCGGAGAGGGGTATCCACAAGATCGTCGTGGCCTCGGGCCTCAACTGGCTCACGGCCCTGGAAGTGCTGGTCCATGAATGCTGCCATGCCGCGACCAACTCGGCCGGTCATGTCCGCGCCTTCGGGGCAGTCGCCCGGTCCATCGGCCTGGACCCCGACCACGAGGCCGGCTTCGCAATCGTCAGGGCCTCGCCGGCCCTCTCGACTCGCCTGGTCCTGCTGCATGATCGGAAGCTGAAAGGCAAGCTGCGACGCACGGCCTGAACGCTTGGGCGGGATCGCTATGATCCCGGTGAGGCCTGCTGCCCATGAAAGAGCCAAGCGCCCGGACTTATTGCTTCCTCCTGCGCCTGACGGGCGCGGAGGCCTACGCCCTGCGGGACGTGGTACGCACCGGCCGACTGGCCGCCAAGGTGGCCGACTGGGGCGCCAAGCACAACGCCGAGCGCAAGGTCGAGATCGTCATGGAATCCGAGCAGGCCCTGCGCAACCTGGTCGACACCCTCGGGGTGCGCCTGGGCAAGAAGATCTCCTACAGCGAATACGCCTGATGTCCCAGAAAACGGGCGATTTCATGTGGCAGGAAACAACCCTGTTTCGGCTTCTCGCTCCCGATCGGGCCCGGCTTCACGTGTATACGCGGACATGCTCACGTATCTTCACGTAGAGATCGGACGCTCAATCCCGATCGGGCCCAACCAGCCAGGGCTTATCATGCTGGTAGGACCACCATGCGCACGACGGTCGGGCACCTGCTCCTGTCGGCCGGCCTTCCCGAAGGTATCACGGCCCCCTCGCTGCTCGACAAGAAGGGCCTGGGGCAGATGCTGTCCGAGATCGCCCAGAAGCACCCCGATCGCTACGGCGAGGTGGCCAACCACGTCAAGGACGTCGGTAACCGCGTGGCCTACGAGACCGGGACGAGCTTCACGCTAGCCGATCTCAAGCCCGACACGAAGCTGCGGGACGCGGCCTTCGCGGCCCACCACCAGGAGCTCAGGCGCCTGATCGATCAGGCCATCAAGACCCCGGCCATCCAGCGTAGCCCGGCCTTCGCACGCCAGAAGGCCGAGCTCTACGCCAAGATAGAACAGCACGTCCAGCAAGGCGTCGCCGACCGGATCAAGACCCAGCCCAACAACCTCACGGCCTGGATCGCCTCTGGCGCCCGGGGCGACACCCACATGGCCCGCCAGATGCTGGCCATGAGCGGCCTGAACGTCGACGTCGCCGGCAAGCTCGCCCCCGACATCGCCAAGCGCAGCTTTTCGGAAGGTCTCTCGCCCATGGATTTCCACATCCATGCCACCGGAGCCCGCCGCGGGGTCGTCAACACCTACACCTCGGTCCGCGAGCCCGGAGCCTTTGCCAAGGAATTGAACACCATCGCCGCGGACATGGTGGTCACCCAGCTCGATTGCGGCACGACGCGCGGCCGCGAGTTGCCTCCGGCCGACCCGGATGTCCTGGACCGGCTGCTGGCCCGCGAGATGCCAGGGGTTGGCCACCGCAACGACCTGGTCGACGATCGGTTGCGGCAACTGGCCATCAAAACACACCTCGCCACCCTGCCGGTGCGATCGCCGCTGACCTGCGCAGCGCGCGAGGGGGTCTGTAGCCGCTGTTACGGACAGAACGAAGAAGGGCGGATTCCGTCAATCGGCGAGCACGTGGGGCTGCGGGCCTCGACCAGTATTACCGAACCGCTTACGCAGCTCGCCTTGCAGAGCAAACACTCCGGCGGCGTGGTGGGTGCCGGCAAGAGCCCCTTCCACCAGATCCTGGACGTGATGCACGCCCCCAGGGAACTGGCCGGCGCCGCGGTGCTGGCGCGCCACGCGGGCCAGGTTACCCGCATCGACAAGGCGCCATCCGGCGGCTGGCAAGTCCATGTCGACGGCACACCCCACTACCTGGCCCCTGGCCTCGATCCCATCGTCTCGGTCGGCCAGCGGCTCACCCGGGGGGTAGCGCTCTCTGGTGGCCAGCCCCACCCGGCCCAGGTCGTCAGCCACCTGGGCATGGAGCGCGGCCGCGAGCACTTCGCCGACACCTTGCGGGGCCTGTACGGCGACGCGGGCATCCGCGGGCACGGCAAAATCTTCGAGACCGTCTCGCGCGCGGTGCTCAACCTGGGCCAGGTGGTCCAGCCCGGCAAGCACGACTGGATCCCGGGCGAGATAGTCCACTGGAACGCCGTGGCCCCGCACCTGGCCGAGCAACGGGCTACCTGGGTGCCTCTCGACCAGGCCGAGGGGAGAATTCTCCACGGCGAGGCCGGCCACCTGGGGCCGTACGAGACCTTGACCAACAAACACATCGCGGCTTTACGGGCCCGCAAGATCGGCCAGGTGCCGGTCTTTAGCAAGGACGATCTGGTGGTGCGGCCGATCATGCTGGGCACCGAGCGCGCGGCGCTGCACAAGGGGGACTGGCTGGCCAACCTGGGCTTCCGGTTCCTGGGGCAGACCTTCAGGGAGAATGCCGCCACCGGGGCGACTGCTTCACTGCATGGCTGGAATCCAATCCCCTCGTTGGCCCATGGGGCTGAGTTCGGCAAGGGCGAGGGCGGAAGGTATTGATGGAGCGAAACGCTACGAAATCGGTTGCGCTTTGAAAGGAAGGCTCAAGCCATGACTCCCTACGAGCTGTACATGAAAAAGGTAGCGGCCCGGGTATCCGTGCCGGCAACGCTCAACTACCGCGCCATGGAGCGGGCGGCCAACGAGGTGGCCAAGATCCACTTCGGCCAACCCTTCCGGCGCGCCGACCAGAAACTGCACTGCACCACCGGCGCCCAGTACGTCCTGTCGCGGGGTGGGGTGCGGATCGAGCAGGGAGAATCGCTCTCGCCGTTGCATCCGCGATTCATGCATCCGCGATTCAAGGAGAAGTTCCGCGGCCGCCTGCGCGCCCACCAGCTCGGCCCTGACGACCCCAACCTCAAGGGCATCCGCTTCACGCCGATCTCGTCGGTTGAACATGCGCCGGTCCAGGGCCGGGATCTCTACGTCTACACGAAGATGCGTCAGCTCGATGGCGGCATCGGCGAGCACATCGCGGCGATGCTCTGGCACCGGGGCGAACCACATGTGTTCGAGCCATTCCCTATCCGGCCCAAGGGTCCCGAGCGACCGCTTGGCACCAACTTGATCCCCTATGCCGACTATATCGCCGAGCATCTACGGCCGGAGGCCGGCTCAGAGCCGCGCGTGCTGAGCCTGCAACTAGGGGGGCTGGCGACGGATGCGATCAAGAAAGCGGGACTGCTGCGAGCGCGTTACCTCGCCGGTCAAATGCCGAAGGATTTCGGCGAAGTCCTTTATCGTTTCCTTCGCGCCAAGGGGCGGCAGGTATTGATGGAGCGAAACGCTACGAAATCGGTTGCGCTTTGAAAGGGAGGCTCAAGCCATGACTCCCTACGAGCTGTACATGAAAAAGG